ATGCTGGAACAAATGGGCATTGCCGCGAAGCAAGCCTCGTATAAATTAGCGCAACTCTCCAGCCGCGAAAAAAATCGCGTGCTGGAAAAAATCGCCGATGAACTGGAAGCACAAAGCGAAATCATCCTCAACGCTAACGCCCAGGATGTTGCTGACGCGCGAGCCAATGGCCTTAGCGAAGCGATGCTTGACCGTCTGGCACTGACGCCCGCACGGCTGAAAGGCATTGCCGACGATGTACGTCAGGTGTGCAACCTCGCCGATCCGGTGGGGCAGGTAATCGATGGCGGCGTACTGGACAGCGGCCTGCGTCTTGAGCGTCGTCGCGTACCGCTGGGGGTTATTGGCGTGATTTATGAAGCGCGCCCGAACGTGACGGTTGATGTCGCTTCGCTGTGCCTGAAAACCGGTAATGCGGTGATCCTGCGCGGTGGCAAAGAAACGTGTCGCACTAACGCTGCAACGGTGGCGGTGATTCAGGACGCCCTGAAATCCTGCGGCTTACCGGCGGGTGCCGTGCAGGCGATTGATAATCCTGACCGTGCGCTGGTCAGTGAAATGCTGCGTATGGATAAATACATCGACATGCTGATCCCGCGTGGTGGCGCTGGTTTGCATAAACTGTGCCGTGAACAGTCGACAATCCCGGTGATCACAGGTGGTATAGGCGTATGCCATATTTACGTTGATGAAAGTGTAGAGATCGCTGAAGCATTAAAAGTGATCGTCAACGCGAAAACTCAGCGTCCGAGCACATGTAATACGGTTGAAACGTTGCTGGTGAATAAAAACATCGCCGATAGCTTCCTGCCCGCATTAAGCAAACAAATGGCGGAAAGCGGCGTGACATTACACGCAGATGCAGCTGCACTGGCGCAGTTGCAGGCAGGCCCTGCGAAGGTGGTTGCTGTTAAAGCCGAAGAGTATGACGATGAGTTTCTGTCATTAGATTTGAACGTCAAAATCGTCAGCGATCTTGACGATGCCATCGCCCATATTCGTGAACACGGCACACAACACTCCGATGCGATCCTGACCCGCGATATGCGCAACGCCCAGCGTTTTGTTAACGAAGTGGATTCGTCCGCTGTTTACGTTAACGCCTCTACGCGTTTTACCGACGGCGGCCAGTTTGGTCTGGGTGCGGAAGTGGCGGTAAGCACACAAAAACTCCACGCGCGTGGCCCAATGGGGCTGGAAGCACTGACCACTTACAAGTGGATCGGCATTGGTGATTACACCATTCGTGCGTAAATAAAACCGGGTGATGCAAAAGTAGCCATTTGATTCACAAGGCCATTGACGCATCGCCCGGTTAGTTTTAACCTTGTCCACCGTGATTCACGTTCGTGAACATGTCCTTTCAGGGCCGATATAGCTCAGTTGGTAGAGCAGCGCATTCGTAATGCGAAGGTCGTAGGTTCGACTCCTATTATCGGCACCATTTAAATCAATAAGTTACACATCATTAGTACCTTCCTTATTTTTTAACTGGGACAAATTTGGGACCGATGGGTTCAGGATCGAGTCTATTTGCCGTGCGTGTTCGGTAAGGTGATTAGGTGCAAGGTGAGCATATCGACGAACCATTTCGATAGACTCCCAGCCTCCCATTTCCTGTAACACTGACAACGGGACTCCGGCTTGAACCAGCCAACTTGCCCAAGTGTGTCTCAAGTCGTGAAATCTGAAATCATCAATACCAGCCCGTCTCAGCGCCGCTTTCCAGGCTGTGTTTGCGTCATACCGCATCTTCCTTACTGTTGGCGCTTTCGTTCCGTCTGGTTTGGTACAGCTTTCCTTGTACACAAATACCCAACGGTGATGATTCCCGATTTGTTTTTTCAATACGCGACATGCAGTATCATTCAGCGCAACGCCAATTGCGCGGTTTGATTTACTCTCTTCCGGGTTTATCCATGCCACCCGGCGCTGCATGTCTATTTGTTGCCATTCAAGGTTGATGATGTTCGAGCGTCTTAAGCCTGTTGCCAGTGCAAATTCAACAACAGACTTTAATGGCTCCGGACATTCATCAATCAGCCTTTGTGCTTCATGGGGCTCCAGCCAGCGGATCCGTTTATTCTTTGGTTGAGGCACTTTAATAATTGGTGCCTTATCCAGCATTTTCCATTCACGCTCTGCGGCTCTTAGTAGGGCCTTTATAAATGAAAGATGCGTAGCCTTCGTTGCAACGGACGCTGGTTTTGGCGTGTATTCTGGAACAGGTTTCCCTTTTTTTCTGCATGCTTCTGCCCTGAGTTTCCAGTTTTCCTCATGACGCCGGTTCGTCATTTTCTGCATTGCTGAATAAATTTTTGATTCAGTAATGTCTCTTAGTTGCATTCCTGCGAAATGTTGAAGCCAGAATCCGATCCGGCTTTTGTCATCGTCCAGTGATTTTTTATGTGCTTTCTCTTCAAGCCACCTGACACACGCTTCCTCGAACGTTATATCAGGTATTTCACCAAGTTTGCTGACCCGCCATGCTTCAGCCTTTAGCTTGTCATGGAGTTCTGTCGCCTGCCTTTTGTCCTTTGTTCCAAGAGACTGTTTAAATCTTTTACCGTTCGGCAATGTGAAACTGGCGTACCATATTTCACCTCTGCGGAAGAGTGACATTTTCTTTCCTCTGTTATGCCATCACCCGCGCTCACCTGGACAGTATGCTGCGGAGACTGAAGAGCCGCAATGCAGGCTTGTCGTGTTGTGAGGTAAGGAGATTTATTCTTAGTGGGATCTTTGCGTGTTGCCTGAAGACGCCCTGTGCGTATCCAGTTAATGGCAGTCGGTCTGGATATCTTGAGAAAATGACAGGCCTCATCGAGTGTGAGGCTGTATGGCTCCATTATTTCACCTCTTGCTGTGACATTGTTGAAAAATGGATACCAGCTCGTTGCTGCCAGACGATCCAACCGAGAGTCATATCCCATGCCATGTATTCGTTATCGCCGTTTTTTGCTCTCCGACGATCGACTGTTTTACCGAAACGCTTTTCCATAAATAATTCATAGGCTGCGCGTTCATCTGGCTCAACTTCCAGAGATGCCAGTGCAATCCGTGCCAGTTCTAAATCATTTTCAAGCTCAGCGCGAATCTCAGCGAATGCACTCTGTGTTAAGGCGAACTCAATGCTCTGCACTTTATTCCGTGCGCGCTCAAGCAGTGCATGGTAGTTAATTTCGGTTGTCATACCCCTACCTCTTCGAATTCCAATTCCAATTGATCACCCCAGATTTCACATGACTCTGAACACGAGCCGGTATCGAATCGCCTGGCCTGTACCATCGCCTGATACAAATTTCTGTAGTCGCTGTTGGCAGACATTCTGGCAATTCCGTCAAGCGTCAGGTGACCACGGTACATAATGTCTTTACCTGTTCTGCGATGACCATCCCTGACGTGTTTGCCTGTAACCAGCTCATTAAAAACTCGCATCAGACCTGGTTCGTCTTTACATGCAAGCCCCAGCTTTTGCGTTGACTTTTTGATGCAGAAAACACAGTTCCCGAGATGCTCCGGGATTTGCAAATCAAAAGGTTGTTTTCGCCACCACCGGATAACATCCGACTTATCAAAATCTGACAGCTCGGCAAGATACCGGACGCCCGATTTCGGTTTCAGCCTACGGGGTTCGTCTGCACGAATACCCAGCCATGTGATGTAATTACCTCGCCCGAAATGGTTATCGCAGTATTTCGTGAAAGGGATGAGTTTTAGCCTGTCAGTACAGAACGCGCCGCCGATGTATGGCGTGCCGTACTTTTTAACCATGTCCATAAACGGTTTAAGCACCGGCATTCGTGTCTGAATATCCTTTGGCTCCCATTCTGTATAACCATTTGGCTGCCCAAGCTCAGGATTTATATCGACCTGTAACACAGTTAGTGGTATGTCCCAGAACTTCACAACCTCCCGGATAAAGCGGTATGTCAGCGGATGTTCGCAACCGGTATCCATAAAGATGTAGCAGACGTTATTGCCAGCCTTTCTTTGTTCTTCCATCAGGTGAACAAGATATGCGGATGTTCTCCCGCCAGAAAAACTAACTACATGAGTTATGCACATTTGCGTAATTCCGATAACTCGTTGAAGCGTTCCATAAACATCCCGTAGGCATGGCCCGGTGCCAGTGGAATAACTTTGAACATCTCTGTTGCCGGGATACCTTCCAGTACAGGCCATAAAGAGCCATCATCAAGCCCGAGATCACGGCGTTCGGTTGCCAGCATGATTAGATCGGCATATTTCACAGGCGTGCTCATAACCGGGGGCAACTCGTATTTCTCACGGATTACTGCATCTATTTTTTCTTCCATCCGTTTATAGTCAGGAAGAAGGCGTTTCAGTGGCGCCGGGATGTCCTGGTAATACGCTTCTGTTGCATCATGCATTAACGCTTCAAAAGCAAATTCCTGCGGTACCAGTTGGCTGCAAAGCACCGCATGTTGGGCAACGCTGTAGAAATGTGAAAGATGCCCTGCAAAGCGACAGATATTTGAAAGAGAAACCGCGATATCGTTAATAACGATGTCGTCTTTATTTATCCTGTCATAATAAAAATGCTTCCCGGAAAAAGTTTTAATAAATGACATTTTGTTCTCCACGTATATGCGCTGCACCGCGCTGAATTCTGGTAAAAGGAAGCCCTCACCATCCGGCGATTATTGAGTCAATTACGTTTCCATAAATGCCCCCGCAGGGGCATTTGCAGTAATGAAATCAGGCGGTGAAAGTACCAATAAAGGTTTCTACTTTGCTGTCCTTGAATTTCTCAACAAGCAGATCACGAAATTCGTTAGCCATTTCTTCCTGCACTGCTTCCAGCTGAATAATGCGCAGAACCAGTACAGGACGATCGCCAGTGATAATGCTGAGGCGTAATTTAAACGGACGTTCTTTCAGGCCTTCAAACGGAACGCATTTAAATTCAAATGCCACAGGCATAATATCTTTGGTCTTCGCTTCGACATACTCCATCAGGGAGCGTTTGCCGCTGAAGTCATTGTCTTCAAAATCAGCGGTCTGGTTTGCTTCAATCGTGATTTTACGGACTGCCGCAGCCGCTTTTGTTGCCTGAATGGCATCACCATTAGCATCAAAGCCCACAAGGTAGTCGGCCCAGTCTTCGATCCATTCTGCCAGTGACTTCTGGGAGTTACGCTCGCCGTTAACAGACAACAGGGCAGAGAACGGTGCTGTCTTTTTCAGTTTGAGAGTGGCGGTGTTATCTGCGTGACCTGGTTCATCAATAGTACCCAGGTTAAGTACACTGACGGCACGCATATTATCAGCATCGATAAAGCAGCGGGTGCCTTCATCTGCAAGATCTTTAGAATAACGGGTAAAGTCATCGATGCTGGCAGTGGAAAGCGCACCACGGAAACGGAAGCGATTTAAATTAAATTTTTCCAGATCATGAATGCGGAAATTCTCAGGCAATGCCACAGCATCGGCACCAATATTACTGATAATTTCATTAACACCCTGAGCAGAAATAAGGGCATGGATTTGATTAATTGCGGTTGCGTCTAAGTTCTGAGACATGTCCTCACTATATAAAGATATTCAGTGATGAGATAAATAATCAGTTAATTAAGAACGATATTAATGACCTGCTGCGCGTAATTTTCCGTCAGGCTCACCGGCAAGAGTCAGTAATTGTCCCTGGTCTTCCTGCAGAATAGTCAGGCGACCACCGCGATTGACATACATCGGCGTTTCGGTGGTGTCTTCTTCGGAAATTTTCCCGCGGTTAGTCGGGCGAACATATGAGAGTTTGTGTTTGATTTTCACACGGTTCTCATCAAATGGTTCGATTTCCAGGTTGAGTGAGACCTTACCTTTGGTTTTCGTGTTCATCACACCGGAAGCGACTTCACTGAGAACTGCGCCGATTTTGGTTTCAAATACGCCGCCGTCCAGCTCCCCGATAAATGCCTGCACATCAGTACTGCGTTCGCTAGCCATTTTGCTGCTCCTCATCATATCGACCCTGCAAGGCCGATTAGTTTCTCCACAAAACAGAGAAGAACACCTGCGGTGGCAGCCGCCCGGATGGATTGGGTTATGAGCCCGTCGTCCGGTGATGCTCTTCTCTGTTTTGTAAAAAGGACGGTACCAGCCGGAAGCAAGGGTACAAACTGGTACCGCCAGGACTACACACAGCATAAAGTTGTGGTGCCGGGTGCCTCCCGGTGCCTGGCGAAGGTTGCACACCAGACGGGTGGGTATCCACAGAAGGTCGACTGTCAGCCTCAACCTTAACCCGCGTGCGCTGAGCCGCATTCACCACAACGCTAAGGATTCTCTTTGGTTGAAAATACTTAGCTGTTATGTGCCTGTCTTTTCACCACTTCAGGCTCGGTGGTATCCTTTTAAGCTCGTATACATAAAAGGAAAATCAAATGACTTTTGATGAAAAAGAACTTGATAATGCAATTAATAAAATCATCGTAACGTCGCTCTTTTCCTGTCTCAGCGACACTCAGCAGAAACAGTTCTACGAATCGGCTTTCAACATGATCGAGCGTTGTTGTTTCTGCGATGCCGACGAGTTACCTGAAAAAATCAGGAAACAGTTGGCTGATGCTCTTCGAGTGCGACTTTCTGACCAATTTTCTGAAATGTGCTCTCCGAATTTGGACAAATAGAAAAAGGCCATTTCCATTCAGGGTCTGATGGAAATACTTCAGCCTGTTCCAAAGCACGGCGTAAAGAGAACACAACTCCAGCCATAATCTGATGTTTCCCATTGGTCCAGCTATCGCCGCTCTGATCTACAGGGGCGGCTATGTCGTATGACCAAACGACTTCATAGTTATTGTTTAAAATCTGGACTTTCATTTCATACACCTGCTTTAACATGAGTGCCTAGTGGCACAACATGACTCAACGAATCATCCTGGACTTCATATGCCCCAGGCGGCTACTTCGTGGGCGTCCTGCCTGTTCGTTTTTGACATTTACTGACTGCTTACGACACATGCACCGTGTTGCAACCAGATTTTGTTGTAATCCGGTAGTTGGTCTGGAACAAAAGATAAAATTAAATTGCGAGATATGCAAGTGATATTTGCGAGGTATGCAAATTTATAGGTAATAAAAAGCCACCTTTCGGTGGCCGATGGATGGGATATTGAGGTTAATTATGTCTCTTAAGGGTTTGCGACTGACTGATTAAGACCTTTCCAAAGACCATGAATCGGTGTTCGTTTTCGCTAGTAATTCCCCATTCACGGTAAATCTGGTTATCAGAAATCACCAGCAGTTTGTCAGGAATCATTTGAAGTCTTTTAACGTATATTTTGTCATCAAAACCAAAGACATATATACCATCACCATCAAACTGATTGATGCTGACATCAACGAAGATGAGATCTCCTGGCTCAATGGTTGGACACATACTGTCCCCACGAACGTTGATAACTTTGATGTGATTGGCTGGTCGTCCGCCGAACATTGATACAGCATTATCAGTTCTGTATTCGATGGCATGAATCACATCAATGACATCACCGCCCTGGATAAGGCCATTTCCCGCACTGGCACTGATATCCAGCATTTCAATACGGAACACATCCTTCACCTGCGCAACATCCTCATTATTACTGTTTTTATATACAGTATTACTTTTGTGGGCAGAGGTAAAGAGATCAGCAATATCAACACCTAAGCTCTTGGCAATATTACTCAGTGTTTGTTCGGTAAATTGTTTTTGCTTACCCGTTTCTAAGCGCGAGATGTTCGCCGCATCTACTCCTATTGCTTCAGCGAGATCGGCGATTTTCATGTTCTTCGCTTGGCGAAGTTGTCTGACTCGGTTTCCTATGTTCATGCGTTTATTACATTTCTTTATTGCGTGATAAGCAAATCAACTTGCGCAAAATAATTGCGTGGAATAACATGCATAACGCGCAATATTTGGAGGTTATATGCAATCACCATTACGAAATGTGCGTAAGGCGCATGGTTTCACTTTGCAGCATGTTGCTGCGGGTGTTCAAGTCAATCCAGCGACGTTGAGTCGTATTGAGAGGCTGGAGCAGATTCCATCTATCGAGCTTGCAGAACGTTTAGCCAATTTTTTTAAGGGTGAAGTCAGCGAAATGCAGATTCTTTATCCGGCACGTTTTCAATCTAGCCAAAATCAGAATGGGTTTAAACCACAGGAACAGGAGGTGAACCGTGGGTAAGCATCACTGGAAAGTAGAAAAACAGCCTGAGTGGTACGTGAAAGCTGTCAGAAAAACTATCGCAGCGTTGCCGGGGGGTTACGCTGAAGCAGCTGACTGGCTGGATGTAACAGAGAACGCATTATTTAACCGCCTTCGTGCCGATGGCGATCAGATTTTCCCGCTGGGATGGGCAATGATTTTGCAACGTGCTGGTGGAACTCACTTCATTGCTGACGCTGTGGCGCAGTCTGCAAATGGCGTCTTTGTGTCTCTTCCTGATGTCGAGGATGTGGACAACGCCGATATCAACCAACGCCTGCTGGAGGTCATTGAACAGATCGGCAGTTATTCAAAACAGATTCGTTCAGCAATTGAAGACGGTGTAGTGGAACCGCATGAGAAGACAGCAATTAACGACGAGCTGTACCTCTCAATTTCGAAGCTGCAGGAGCATGCAGCACTGGTCTACAAAATTTTTTGCATTTCAGAAAGTAATGACGCCCGCGAGTGTGCAGCTCCGGGCGCCGTGGCGTGTCGTGACTGTGGAGAAACTAACGCATGAATAGTTTAACAACACACTACCGTCGCTCGCAACTGATTGCGCTTCCTGTACCGGGTGGAAAAGCGAAGGTGGAGTATTGCTATGCAGTAAATGTACCAGGTGGCAGGGTAATTGTAACCCACAGCTTTGCAGAGTGGGCTGTGGGTGATTTTAACCGGCAAAAGGAGACAGTCCTTTGCGACAAGTTAACCGCTGGTTCAAAGATCACTACGGAGTACCCGTCAGAGTCATTCGTTGGGAGCCGGAAACACAACGGGTTATCTACCTCCGCGAAGGCTATGAGCATGAATGCTTCAGTCCGCTCGAACAGTTTCGTCGTAAATTCAGGGAAATAGAGGTCGGTCATGAGCACTAAATTAACCGGCTATGTATGGGATGGTTGCGCAGCGTCAGGCATGAAATTATCCAGCGTGGCAATTATGGCACGCCTGGCTGATTTCAGTAATGACGAAGGTGTGTGCTGGCCATCAATTGAAACCATTGCCCGCCAGATTGGCGCGGGGATGAGTACCGTCAGAACGGCTATCGCACGGCTGGAAGCAGAAGGCTGGTTAACGCGTAAGGCGCGTCGCCAGGGTAACCGCAATGCGTCGAATGTTTATCAGCTTAACGTTGCGAAGCTTCAGGCTGCGGCTTTTTCTCAACTGTCAGATTCTGACCCGTCAAAATCTGACGCATCAAAATCTGACCCGTCAAAATTTGATGCGTCGAAATCTGGCAAAAAAGCGGGTTTTCACCCGTCAGAATCTGGCGGGGATCCGTCAGTAAAATCAAAACATGATCCGTCAGATAAAAAAACTTCTCGTCCGGACGCTTCGCAACCGGACACGCAGAAGGCTGAACAGGATTTTTTAACTCGCCATCCTGATGCGGTTGTATTCAGCCCTAAAAAGCGCCAGTGGGGGACGCAGGATGATTTGACCTGCGCACAGTGGCTCTGGAAAAAAATCATCGCCCTGTACGAGCATGCCGCCGAATGTGACGGCGAGGTGGTTCGTCCCAAAGAACCGAACTGGACAGCCTGGGCAAACGAAATTCGCCTGATGTGTGTGCAGGATGGTCGTACTCATAAACAAATCTGCGAGATGTACAGCCGCGTCAGTCGCGATCCGTTCTGGTGCCGTAACGTGCTCAGCCCGTCGAAGCTGCGGGAAAAATGGGATGAGCTTTCCCTGCGCTTATCGCCGTCCGTCAGCACGTACACCGAAAAACGCGAAGACCCGTACTTCAAAGCCAGTTACGACAACGTGGACTACAGCCAGATCCCGGCAGGATTCAGGGGGTGAGCATGAGTCTTTTGAATGACGTTCAGAAATTCATTGAAGCCCATCCGGGCTGTACTTCCGGAGATATTGCGGATGCTTTTGCCGGTTACTCACGGCAGCGCGTTCTGCAGTCAGCAAGCAAGTTACGTCAGAGTGGGCGTGTGGCTCACCGTTGTGAAGGAGATACACGCAGACATTTCCCGCGCCTGACTGAGAGAGCGCAGGAACCGGAACCACAACCAGTTCGTGAAACCAGACCTGTGCGCAATTTCTATGTCGGCACTAACGATCCCCGTGTGATTTTGTGCCTGACCCGCCAGGCGGAAGAACTGGAGTCCAGGGGCTTATACCGTCGTGCTGCAACCGTGTGGATGGCGGCATTCCGTGAAAGCCACTCCCAGCCAGAACGAAACAATTTTCTGGCGCGTCGTGAGCGGTGCTTACGGAAAAGCAGCAAGCGCGCTGCATCGGGTGAAGAGTGGTATCTGTCAGGGAATTACGTGGGGGCTTAATGAGTAATAAATATTGCCAGGCGCTGGTGGAACTGCGGAACAAACCAGCCCATGAACTGAAGGAAGTGGGCGATCAGTGGCGCACGCCGGACAACATTTTCTGGGGAATTAACACCCTGTTTGGCCCGTTTGTTCTGGATCTGTTCACTGACGGTGATAACGCCAAATGTGCCGCGTATTACACGGCGGAAGACAACGCGCTGGCGCATGACTGGTCAGAACGTCTTGCGGAGCTTAAAGGTGCTGCCTTTGGTAATCCCCCATACAGCCGCGCCAGTCAGCATGAGGGGCAATACATCACCGGCATGCGTTACATCATGAAACATGCCAGTGCCATGCGTGATAAGGGCGGGCGCTATGTTTTCCTGATCAAAGCTGCCACCAGCGAAGTGTGGTGGCCGGAAGATGCAGATCATATTGCTTTTATTCGCGGGCGTATTGGTTTTGAACTGCCTGTCTGGTTTATCCCGAAAGACGAGAAGCAGGTACCGACAGGAGCTTTTTTCGCTGGTGCTATTGCTGTTTTTGACAAGACCTGGAAGGGACCGGCAATCAGCTACATCGGGCGCGATGAACTTGAGGCATGTGGTGAGGCGTTTCTGGCGCAGGTTCGCCAGCAGGCGGAAAAACTGGTCAGGGAGATGGCGGCATGACGACGTTAACTCAATGCCAGCAGCAGGTGCTGGATATGCTGATTTCTTATCAGAAAGAACGTGGCTTCCCGCCAACCAATCAGGAGGTGGCAACCATGCTGGGATACCGTTCGGTGAATGCAGCGGTGGAGCATCTTCGCGCACTGGAGAAAAAAGGCGTCATCACGATAAAGCGTGGCGTGGCCCGGGGGATAACGCTTCATACCGCGGTGAAGGACGACGACAGCGAGGCGGTCGGGATTATCCGCGCACTGCTTGCCGGTGAGGAAAACGCAAGGCTGCGTGCAACCCACTGGTTACATGAGAGGGACCTGAAAGTATGAAGCTGATCCTGCCTTTTCCGCCCAGCGTGAACACGTACTGGCGACACCCCAACAAAGGGGCGTTTGCTGGTAAGAGCCTGATAAGCGCGGCGGGGCGAAAATTCCAGAGCGCGGCGTGCGCAGCAATAGTTGAGCAGTTACGTCGTCTGCCGAAACCAACGTCGGCACCTGCTTCAGTGGAGATCGTGTTGTTTCCTCCGGATAACCGGATCCGCGATCTGGACAACTATAACAAGGCGCTGTTTGATGCCCTGACCCACGCGGGTGTGTGGGAAGACGACAGTCAGGTGAAAAGAATGCTGGTGGAGTGGGGGCCGGTTATCCCGGAAGGGAAGGTCGAGATCACTATCAGTAAGTACGAGAAAACGGCGGGTGCAGCCGCCTGATTAAGAGGAGAAACGAAGTATGAATAATCTGATGGTCATTGATGGTATTGAAGTTCGTCGTGATGCTTATGGGCGTTACAGCCTGAACGATCTGCACAGGGCTGCCGGTTCTCAGGATAAGCATAAGCCTGCATTCTGGCTCCGCAATGAGCAAACCGAACGTTTAATAAGCGAGTTGCAGATTTGCAACTCGGTCAATATAGAGCCAGTTAACGTTAGTCGTGGCGGAAATAACCAGGGGACGTATGTCTGCAAAGAACTGGTGTATGCCTATGCAATGTGGATCAGCCCGTCATTCCATCTGAAGGTGATCCGTACTTTCGATATGGTAACCAGCGCACCGGAAAAATTATCCGGGCAGGCTGCTGACAAGATGCAGGCTGGCGTGATTCTGCTGGACTTTATGCGCCGGGAGTTAAACCTGTCTAACTCATCTGTGCTTGGGGCCTGTCAGAAACTCCAGGAGGCTGTTGGCTTACCGAATCTGGCACCACGCTATGCCATTGATGCTCCTGCTGACGCGCCTGATGGCTCAAGTCGCCCTACGCTGTCGCTGAGTGCACTGCTGAAACAGTATGGTATCCGCCTGACAGCTAATCAGGCATATCACCAGATGGCGAAGCTGGGGATCGTTGAACAACGCGAACGATACAGCCGTACCGCGATTAACAAAATCAAAAAATTCTGGTCGCTGACGGCGAAAGGCTGCATGTTCGGCAAGAACATTATCAGTCCTGCAAATCCGCGCGAGACGCAGCCGCATTTCTTCGAATCCCGATTCCCTGAGCTGTTAAAGCTGCTCGATACCGTTCATTGAGGTGACCGTGAGAGCACTACTGACCCCTGAAATTGCCCCGCGTATGGGGATCGTATTGTTCAGACCAGGTTCAGAGCTGATGCCCCTGTTTATGCAGGGGCGTGTACTGCTGGAGCCTGAGCCGGAACGTTATTCATCTTTCGCCAGTGGTGCCGTTCCCGCGGCATCACAACCGCTGGCGGATGATCCTGCTGTTCGGGCCGTGTTCCGCAATGAGGCAGTGATCCGTCGTGCTGGTGGCGTGGAATGTCTTGAAAGCTGGTTACTTCGTGAAAAAGGCTGCCAGTGGCCTCATTCCGACTGGCACAGCGAGAACATGACCACAATGCGACACGCTCCGGGCGCAATCCGTCTGTGCTGGCACTGTGATAACCAGCTGCGCGATCAGTTCACGGAACGGCTGGAATCAATGGCAACGGATAACTGTGCCCGCTGGGTGTTGTCTGTTGTGCGTCGGGATCTCGGTTTTGATGATAGTCACGTTGTGACAATGCCGGAACTGTGCTGGTGGCTGATTCGTAATGACCTGGCGGATGCCTTACCGGAAAGTGCAGCCCGTAAGGCACTGAGATTACCAAAGCCTGTTGTGCCGTCTGTCACCCGGGAAAGTGACCTTGTGCCTTCGGTTCCTGCCACCAGCATCATCCAGGATAAGGCAAAAAAGGTGCTGGCGCTGAAAGTGGATCCGGAGTCGCCGGAGTCTTTTATGTTACGCCCAAAACGTCGCCGCTGGGTTAATGAGAAGTACACGCGCTGGGTTAAGACGCAGCCGTGTGCATGTTGTGGAAAGCCCGCTGATGATCCCCACCACCTGATAGGCCACGGTCAGGGGGGAATGGGTACAAAAGCGCATGACCTCTTTGTGTTGCCTTTGTGCAGAAAGCATCACGACGAGCTGCATGCGGATACCGTGGCATTTGAAGAGAAGTATGGCTCCCAGCTGGAGCTGATATTTCGTTTTATCGATCGTGCGCTGGCAATTGGCGTGCTGGCCTGATTTGGTGGAGAAAGTTGATGCGTGATATTCAGATGGTTCTTGAGCGTTGGGGAGCATGGGCGGCGAGTGATAGTTCAGGCGTTGACTATTCACCTATAGCTGCTGGGTTTAAGGGACTTCTTCCCTATACCAGCAAGAAACGCTTGGCTTGTTCGGATAGTGATGCATTAATTATTGAAGGTTGTCTTGCTCGTCTAAAGCAAAAAAGACCTTATGAGCATTCGCTTCTTGTGGCACATTATTTATACAGAATATCCAAGCGTAAGATTGCAAAGGCGCGTGGAAAGGATGAGAAATTGATACGTATAGAAATACAGCTAGCCGAAGGATTTATTGATGGCTGCCTTTCCATGCTAGATCTAACATTAGATTTGGACGTTTAATAATACGCCCCATGCAGGGGCGTATTATTTACTGGATGAATGACATTTGATTAATATATTTTATCAATAACTCTCTGGGTGTAGTACTCCAAAAATTTAGGTGTTCATAATCAGTATAAACATTGGTGAATTTTTTAAGTTCTTCATCACTTTTAGGGGCAAATCGCTCATTAAGAGTAATACTGTCTTTAATTATTCCGAAGAATACAATAGATATTTCAGGAATTTGCGATCTTCTCTCATAAGAATAAGGTATTTCTTTTATGTTAAGCAGATCTGCTAAATGAGATATAGATTCTGCGGTAATTTCTTGTTTTAGTTTTTCCTTGTCACCAAAGCAATGTATGAAGACAGCTACGACAAAGATCTTATTTATTAAAGGATCACTGCTTTTGTACTCATCGTCGTTTAATAGTTGAAAAATGTTAAGATTGCGTGAAAAAGTTTGTGTTTCACGTAAGGATAAGTTGGTTCGTTGAATTAAATCACGGATAAATCTACCAGATAAACTATTAATTTCATTTAATGATTTTGTCTTGTCTACAAGGTAATTCCAATATATAACAGATGTTTTACATACGACGTGACCATTTATTAAACATGTGTCTGGAAGCGTGATGGTATATTTTATAAACTTGTCAAGATACTTTTGTGAGTTAATACTATAACCATAAATATGATTTATCGATGCTTTTAATTGTTCTGTGTTTGTAACTAAAATAAAAAAGACATTATTGATGTCAAAAATGTGTTTTATTGTTTCAATGACATTTGTTGAAAAACTCGGCTTACATCGGTCTAATTCATCAATTATAATTACTATCTTTTGACTTTCTGAAATGCTTTCGATGCAAGATTTAAGTGAATTTATGTTTTTCTCTGATTCCATATGGTCTTCAAGCAAATTTTCAATAGTCCCATCTATTGCTGCATTGCTTGCTTTCTTCATCGCATCTTGGAATTCTTCGGAAACTTCACTAGCCTCCTGTCGTAAAAACCAACCTGCACCAGCTTTTAGTACCGTTTTTAAACCAAAGCGAATTGCAGGAAGAGATCTCTTAATGAAGTGTTGTTTTTCTTCCTCAGGTAAAATGCTGGCAATTGCAGAGGTTATGAGAAGTAATGGAGATTCTGCATGATCCCCTTTAAAGGCATCAATATAAACAACTTTAGATTCAGTTTCTTGCTCAATAATGAGATTTTTCAGTTTGATACTAAATTCTGTTTTCCCTGTTCCCCATGCGCCGTCTATTACCAGTGGTGAAATGTCTGCCTCTGGTTTTAGCAACTTGATGATATTTTCAGCGATGCTTCTGCGTTGGAACTCGTCACGTTCAGTGAAAGATAGTGTATCTAACATAATATAAACCTATTAACTCCTACAGTAAAAAACGAATAATACGACTTTGGGATTAAAAATCATTAACGCGGTCCGCAAAAATTCTTGTAATCTGTTAAGAGTGGTTACTTCGCCACACAGCTTAAACCCGCCGTCGAGCGGGTTTTGTCGTTTTTGTTGCTGGGGATTCGTTGGGCCTGGCCTATCCCGCAATTATCCATTGGTTCGGCTCTTTGACGTTTCCGCTTCTGATTTGCGGTACATGATGTTCCCTCAATTTGCACCTGCTGTATCAGCGAGGTGAGAGATAACTACAAATGCCTCATAACCCAAATACCTGGTTGGAGTTGGTCCAGAGCTGGTGGCGTGGAGACACACCGCTGGGCGCAGTGATTATGTCGATTGTTATGGCTGGCTTGCGCATTGCATATTTTGGCGGTGGTGGGGGCTGGAAACGAAAAACGCTCGAGATTTTGCTCTGTGGTGCTCTGACTCTGACTTTTGCATCCGCTCTTGAGTATGTCGGATGGCCTAAATCTCTTTCTGTTGCCATTGGTGGCGGCGTTGGGCTAATCGGGGTCGATGCTATTCGTGGGGCTGCAATGAGAGTAATCGGTAATAAGTTTGGTGGCTCTAAGGAGTAATTTATGCAGGTACTAAATTCCCAGCGTAAAGCTTTCCTCGATATGGTGGCATGGTCAGAAGGAACGGATAACGGGCGACAACCGACACGTAATCACGGTTATGATGTTATTGTTGGCGGCGAACTGTTTACTGATTACTCTGATCACCCTCGCAAACTTGTCACGCTAAACCCCAAACTCAAATCAACAGCCGCCGGACGTTATCAGCTTCTTTCACGCTGGTGGGATGCCTACCGTAAGCAGCTTGCTCTGAAAGACTTCTCCCCCAAAAGCCAGGATGCTGTGGCACTGCAACAGATTAAAGAGCGTGGCGCTTTACCGATGATTGATCGCGGTGATATTCGTCAGGCTATCGACCGTTGCAGCAATATCTGGGCGTCGTTACCCGGTGCAGGTTATGGTCAGTATGAACATAAAATCGGTGATTTGATTGCCCGGTTTAAAGAGGCTGGTGGGGTGGTAAATGAAGCTGAGCTATAAGCTGGTTATCGTTGGTTTCTTCGTTACTGTCATTGGTTCTTTCATCTGGTCGGCCAACCACTACTACAGCAAATATCAGTACGAAAAGAAACGTGCTGATGAGGCTGTACGAAATGCTGAATCAGCAACTGCCATTACCAATAACGTCCTGCAATCACTACAAATCGTCAATACAGTTCTGGAGGCTAACCAGCATGCAAAACAGCAGATCGCACTGGAGTCACAGAGAGCCCAGGAAGATATCAAAGTGGCTGTTGCGGATGATGATTGTGCTTCACGCCCTGTGCCTGATGTCGCTGCTGACCGGTTGCGGAAGTACGCGGACAGTATACGTGCAGGTTCCAACGATGCCGTTACCGACGAACCTGCTCGCTGAAACTCCACAGCCAGTTATACCCAATCCTCTGACTTATGGGGATAGTCTTAGTTTGAATGTAAGTCTGCTATCAGCACTGGGGCTATGTAACCGTGATAAGTCTGATCTTCGTAGGTTAGGAGAGCAAAAGTACAATCTGCATTTGAATAATAATATTCATTAGGTGAAATATTATTATTTGACTGTTCTAGTTATTATGCTTTTAGTTACAATACTCTCACTATTAACAGTGAGGTAAAAATGAACGAAAATTATATTGCATATGAGACACTTGTAGCAAACCGTGCTGCTGCTGAGTGGGCTTGTTGGGCAATGATTGCATCTTGGGTGAGTGCTGGAGCTACTATTGTTACTTTGTTTTTGGCGTTCAAGGCATTGTTTACGTGGCGGGAACAAGAGAAAACAAAAGTAAAAATAGATTTTAGGAATGCATTAAAGAAATTAAAGACAGCTCTATTATTTATGCCTGTCAATATTGACCCCGAGCAACTCAATGATGAACGAGAGCAAGTTATTGCGAAATGGCTATTTAAAGATGTAGATCTTATTAGTCAGCAAATTGAGTTGGGAGAAGAGAATGTTAAAAGATTTGATGAACTTTTGAGTATTTTCGATTGTTGCCAGTCTTCATGGTTTGCGACAGAGCACTTATTTGATAATACTGAGTTAGAAAAAGTTTGGCATGAGTTCGAGTCTAACTTTAATAAATATATAAATGGTGGTGAGAGTAAGGATTTACTTATGAAAATGCTTGATAAGCTCATCTCTTCTAGATTTGTATTTGAGTCAAGATAATTGCCTTTGAGTATTTTTCTTTATTATTTTACTTATTATAAATTTTTTATATGCCCCCTAGAATCCCAAAAGCCTGCCGTGTTCGCGGCTGCCGCTCTACAACCACGGACCCGTCAGGCTACTGCGAAAGCCATAAAAGCGAAGGCTGGAAGCAATACAAGCCAGGACAATCCCGTCATCAGCGCGGTTATGGTTCGAAGTGGGATGTTATCCGCGTGCGTGTCCTGAAGCGTGACAAAGGCCTGTGTCAGCTATGTCTGCGTGCTGGTGTGGTGCGTGAGGCGAAAACTGTTGACCACATCATCCCTAAAGCGCATGGCGGCACAGATGCCGACAGTAATCTGCAGAGCCTGTGCTGGCCGTGCCATAAGGCGAAGACGGCCCGTGAACGGCTAAAGTGATCATAATTCTCAACTGTCTGAGGGGAGGGGCGGGTCAAATCTCTGTGACCTGACGTCTTCCGGACTGCCCGCCCCATCGTTTTTTTATACCCGCGAAAAATGAAATTTAACCAGGAGTGCCGCATATGGCTGGAACGGCGGGGCGTTCCGGGCGTCGCCCCAAGCCAACGGCGCGCAAGGCGCTGGCCGGAAACCCCGGCAAGCGAGCCCTGAACAAAGATGAACCTGTTTTTACGCCCATCAAAGGCGTTGAGCCACCGGAGTGGTTCGCAGAAGAAAATCTCCCTCTCGCCACGATCATGTGGCAACTGACAACCAAAGAACTCTGCGGTCAGGGCCTGCTGTGCGTGACTGACCTCGCGGTGCTTGAGCGGTGGTGCGTAGCCTATGAGTTCTGGCGACGTGCCGTGAAAAATATTGCCAGCCAGGGCAACACCATCACCGGTGCAATGGGCGGTATGGTCAAAAATCCGGAGCTGACCGCCAAGAAAGAACAGGAGTCCGAGATGAGCAGCACGGGGGCAATGCTCGGACTCGACCCCAGCAGCCGCCAGCGTCTGATTGGCCTGGCGGGGCAGAAGAAAGCCACTAACCCGTTTCTGAAAATTATCGAATCATGAGCCGGAAATCTTACCCCAACGTAAATGCAGCCAATCAGTATGCCCGTGATGTCGTGCGCGGAAAGATTGTGGCCTGCCAGTTTGTGATTCAGGCCTGCCAGCGCCATCTTGATGACCTGATGGCGGAAAAAAGTAAGTCGTTTCGTTACCGCTTCGACAAGGACCAGGCTGAACGGGCCGCGAAATTTATTCAGCTGTTGCCGCACACCAAGGGTGAGTGGGCATTCAAACGGATGCCCATCACGCTGGAGCCGTGGCAGCTCTTTGTGATCTGCTGCGCGTTTGGCTGGGTCAATAAAGGCTCCCGGCTGCGCCGCTTCCGGGAGGTGTATACCGAAATCCCCCGTAAGAACGGCAAATCGGCAATCTCTGCCGGTGTTGCCCTGTATTGTTTTGCCTGTGATAACGAGTTCGGCGCGGAAGTGTATTCCGGTGCCACGACGGAGAAACAGGCATGGGAAGTCTTTCGTCCGGCACGACTGATGTGTAAACGCACACCCATGCTGACGGAAGCGTTCGGGATTGAGGTTAACGCCTCAAACATGAACCGTCCGGAGGATGGTGCGCGGTTTGAACCGCTGATCGGTAACCCTGGTGATGGTTCATCACCCCACTGTGCGGTGGTGGATGAATATCACGAGCACGCCACCGATGCGCTTTATACCACGATGCTTACCGGGATGGGGGCGCGACGTCAGCCACTGATGTGGGCCATCACCACCGCCGGGTACAACATTGAGGGGCCGTGCTACGACAAGCGGCGGGAAATTATCGAGATGCTCAACGGTTCGGTACCCAACGATGAACTGTTCGGGATCATCTATACCGTTGATGAAGGTGACGACTGGACCGACCCGCAGGTGCTGGAAAAAGCCAATCCAAATATTGGCGTGTCGGTTTATCGCGAATTTTTGTTAAGTCAGCAGCAGCGTGCGAAAAATAACGCCCGTCTGGCAAACGTCTTTAAAACAAAACACCTCAATATCTGGGTGTCGGCGCGTTCGGCGTATTTCAACCTGGTGAGCTGGCAGAGCTGCGAGGATAAATCACTGACCCTTGAGCAGTTCGAGGGGCAGCCGTGCATTCTGGCCTTTGACCTGGCGCGTAAGCTGGATATGAACAGCATGGCGCGACTTTATACCCGCGAGATTGACGGTAAAACGCATTACTACAGTGTGGCCCCGCGTTTCTGGGTACCGTATGACACGGTGTACAGCGTCGAGAAAAATGAAGATCGCCGGACAGCCGAACGCTTTCAGAAATGGGTGGAAATGGGCGTTCTGACTGTTACCGCTGGTGCGGAGGTGGATTATCGCTACATCCTCGAGGAGGCCAAAGCGGCGAACAAAATCAGCCCGGTCAGTGAGTCACCCATCGACCCCTTCGGGGCGACCGGGCTGTCGCATGACCTTGCTGATGAAGACCTGAACCCCATCACCATCATTCAGAACTACACCAACATGTCCGATCCGATGAAAGAGCTGGAAGCGGCGATTGAATCGGGGCGCTTTCATCATGACGGCAATCCCATCATGACCTGGTGTATCGGCAACGTGGTCGGCAAAACCATTCCGGGTAACGATGATGTGGTGAAGCCTGTCAAGGAGCAGGCGGAAAACAAAATCGATGGTGCGGTTGCGCTGATTATGGCGATCGGTCGGGCAATGCTCAAAGAACCCGACGATTTCCTCTCATCTCTTGATCCGGACGATGCTCTCTTAATTCTATGAAATCACTAATTGCTGATGTTATCGGGCTGGCTGGTTTTGGCCTGCTTACGTGCGGGTTTTACCTGCAGTTTGGTATGGCTCCGGCTCTGATGCTGTCCGGCGGTTTACTGCTGGTGGGCGCACTGGCTATGGCCAGAAGGGGGACGCGTGCTGCTTGATGCTCTGTTCAGAAGTAAATCACTGGAGAATCCTTCCACCCCGATAACCGGGGATGCCGTTGATACTGATGGGCTGTTCCGGACAGACGTTTATGTCCGTCCTGAAACTGCGATGAAACTGGCTGCGGTGTATTCCTGTATCTATGTCCTGTCTTCCAGCCTTGCCCAGATGCCGTTGCATGTTATGCGCAGGCACAATGGGAAGGTTGAGCCCGCACGCGATCATCCGGCGTTTTATCTGGTTCATGATGAGCCCAATACCTGGCAAACCAGTTACAAATGGCGCGAACTGAAGCAACGTCACATCCTTGGCTGGGGGAATGGGTATACCTGGGTGAAACGTAATCGTCGCGGTGAAGTCATATCCCTGGATTGCTGTATGCCGTGGGAAACGACGCTGATGAATACTGGTGGCCGATACACCTACGGTTTGTACAACGAATATGGGGCGTTTGCGATCAGCCCCGACGATATGATCCACATCCGTGCGCTGGGTAATAATCAGAAGATGGGGCTGAGTCCGATTATGCAACATGCCGAAACAATAGGCATGGGGATGAGCGGTCAGAAATACACAGAAAGCTTCTTCAGCGGTAATGCCCGTCCGGCGGGGATAGTATCCGTTAAAAGCGGACTCAATAAGGACAGCTGGGGCTGGCTTAAAGATCAGTGGCAGAAGGCATCGCAGGCGTTACGCAGCCAGGAAAACAAAACCATGCTGCTGCCAGCCGATCTGGATTACAAGGCACTGACTGTGTCGCCAGTTGACGCTCAGATCATTGACATGATGAAACTGAACCGTTCAATGATTGCCGGTATTTTCAATATTCCTGCGCACATGATTAATGACCTCGAAAAAGCCACCTTCTCCAATATTTCTGCGCAGGCGATTCAGTTTGTCCGCTACACGATGATGCCGTGGGTGACGAACTGGGAGCAGGAGCTTAACCGTCGCTTGTTTACCCGCGCTGAGTTAGCCGCCGGGTATTACGTCAGGTTCAATCTGACGGGGCTTTTACGCGGAACTCCGCAGGAGCGCGCGCAATTCTATCACTTCGCTATTACCGATGGATGGATGAGCCGTAATGAAGCCCGCGCATTCGAGGATATGAATCCGGTTGAAGGGCTGGATGAGATGCTGGTAAGCGTGAATGCTGCTAACCCGGCAGGAGATTTTAAGCCCCCAAAAAATGATGAGGGAAAAACCAATGAATGACCGTGAAATCCGTTGTTACAGCGGTGAGGTGCGTGCTGAGCGGCATGACGATAACCCTGCGCACATTATCGGTTATGGATCGGTGTTTGACTGTCGTTCTGAGCTGATATTTGGTTCATTCCGCGAAATCATCCGGCCCGGCGCTTTTGACGATGTGCTTGGTGATGATGTACGCGCACTGTTTAACCACGATCCTAATTTTATTCTTGGGCGTAGTGCAGCAGGCACGCTGAATCTTTCAGTTGATGAGCGCGGATTGCGCTATGACATCCAGGCTCCGGAGACACAGACCATTCGTGATCTGGTGCTGGCCCCGATGCAACGTGGAGATATTAACCAGTCATCTTTTGCTTTCCGTGTCGCCCGTGACGGCGAGGAGTGGTATCAGGATGAGGACGGGGTTGTTATTCGCGAGATAACCCGCTTTTCCCGTCTGCTGGATGTCAGTCCTGTGACATATCCTGCCTATCAGGAGGCTGACTCGGCTGTTCGCTCCATGAAAGCATGGCAGGAGGCGCGCAACAGCGGCGCGCTACAGAAAGCCATTAATCAACGTATGGCGCGTGAACGCGTCCTGACCCTTCTTAACGCGTAAAGGAAACATCATGAAACTGCATGAACTGAAACAGAAACGTAATACTATCGCAACTGACATGCGCGCCCTGAATGAAAAAATTGGTGATAACGCATGGACGGAAGAGCAGCGCACTGAGTGGAACAAAGCAAAATCCGAACTGGAAGCGCTTGATGAACGAATTGCACGCGAAGAAGAACTGCGTCGTCAGGATCAGGCGTACATTGAAAGCAATGAGGAAGAGCAGCGTCAGAATCTTGATCCGGAAAACAATCCACAACAGGATGAGAAACGAGCTCAGGTTTTTGATAAGTGGATGCGTCACGGTGCCAGTGAGCTGACATCAGAAGAACGAAAGGCGTTGCGTGAACTTCGTGCCCAGGGCGTAGCTCAGGATGAAAAGGGCGGATATACCGTACCAGAAACATTCCTGGCGAAAGTTGTTGAGAAGATGAAATCCTACGGTGGCATCGCCAGTGTGGCGCAGATTCTTACCACTTCTGACGGTCGCACTATGGAGTGGGCAACAGCTGATGGTACTTCCGAAGTTGGTGTTCTGCTGGGCGAAAATGAAGAAGCCGGTGAAGAAGACACCGATTTCGGTATGGGAAGCCTTGGGGCGCTCAAAATGACATCGAAAATAATTCGTGTGTCTAATGAGTTGCTGCAGGACAGTGCGATCGATATGGAAGCTTATCTTGCCCGTCGCATTGCTGAACGTATTGGTCGTGGTGAAGCCCGTTATCTGATTCAGGGAACTGGTGCTGGTACGCCTAAACAACCCAAAGGGCTGGTCGCATCTGTGACCGGCACAACACAGACTGCCGCGGCAAATACGGTGAAGTGGCAGGAAATTCTGGCTCTGAAACACAGCATTGATCCTGCATATCGTCGCGGACCGAAATTCCGCCTGGCGTTTAACGATAATACGCTGAAACTGATCAGTGAGATGGAAGACGGTCAGGGACGCCCTTTATGGTTGCCGGATATTGTTGGTGTGGCACCTGCTTCAGTGTTGAATGTACCGTATGTCATTGATCAGGAAATTGATGATATCGGGGCGGGTAAAAAATTCATGTTCTGTGGTGACTTTGATCGCTTCATTATCCGTCGTGTGCGAGACATGATTCTTAAACGTCTGGTTGAGCGTTACGCGGAATATGATCAGACCGGTTTTCTGGCCTTCCATCGTTTTGACTGTATCCTGGAAGACACCTCTGCCATTAAAGCGCTGGTGGGGAAAGGTAGCGTTGGTGGTTGATTAGTCTTTTTACGTAATACAGCACGCCGCGTAATGCGGTTTTTTTGTGCCCGCGTTCTGGCGGGCACAGGAGGTTTTATGCTGTTAAAAATGGAAGAGATTAAGCTTCAGCTCCGTCTGGATGATGATTTCTCTGATGAAGATGAGTTGCTTGAACTGCTTGGTAAGGCCGCTCAGAGTCGTACGGAAAACTTCCTTAACCGTAAGTTGTATGCAACCGCAGATGACAGGCCTGCGGATGATCCTGATGGGCTTGTGATATCTGATGATGTGAAGCTGGCGCTCCTGCTACTTGTCAGCCATTTCTACGAAAACCGCTCAACGGTTACAGACGTTGAGAAAATGGAGTTGCCAATGAGTTTTAACTGGTTGGTTGCTCCTTATCGCCTTATACCACTATGAAAATTCGTCAGGCGCAGACCAGCGCAACCTACATACTGCCGGACCCCGGCGAACTGAATAAACGCGTCCTGATCCGCCAGCGGGTGGATATGCCCGCGGATAACTTTGGCGTGGAGCCTCAATACCCGGTTGCGTTCCGGGCATGGGCGAAGGTTATCCAGACCAGTGCCACCACCTGGCAGGAAACCGCGCAGACCGGGGACGCCATCACCCATTACATCACCATTCGCTACCGCCGCGGGATCACTGCTGATTATGAGGTGGTCTGTGATGACAGTGTGTACCGGGTGAAACGTCAGCGCGATCTGAACGGGGCGCGGCGCTTTCTGCTGCTGGAGTGTACGGAACTGGGCGAATTTACGCAGAGTCACGGAGGCAGCAATGGCGACTCCCTTTTTTCACGTTGATGTTCAGCAGCCCGCCGAGATGCGCTTTAACCGCGCCCGTGTCCGGCGGGCGTTTGTCACGATTGGGCAGCGTCATATGCGTGATGCCCGTCGGCTGGTGATGCGCCGTGCGCGGTCGGCACCGGGTGAAAACCCCGGTTATCAGACCGGACGCCTGGCTCGTTCGATTGGTTATATGGTGCCGAGAGCCAGTAAAAAGCGAGCCGGTTTTATGACACGCATTGCCCCTAACCAGCGCAACGGGAAGGGGAACCGGATGATCTCTGGTGACTTCTATCCGGCGTTTCTGTTTTTTGGTGTCCGGGGAGGAGCAAAACGTCGTCGTAGTCATCATCGTGGTGCATCCGGTGGCAGCGGCTGGCGACTGGCTCCACGTAATAACTTCATGGTGGAAACTCTTGAAAAGAACCGCAGCTGGACACGCTATTTTCTGGCGCGGGAATTGCGTAAATCACTGAAGCCGGAGCGACGACACAGATGAAACTGACGCCTGTTATTGCTGCGCTGCGTGCCCGCTGCCCGTATTTTGAAAACCGGGTGGCAGGCGCGGCACAGTTCAAAAATCTGCCGGAGGTCGGAAAGCTGAGACTCCCGGCGGCGTATGTGGTACCGGGTGATGACTCTCCGGGAGAAAACAAAAGCCAGACCGACTACTGGCAGGAGCTGAAAGAGGGCTTCTCCGTGGTTGTCATACTGAGTAACGGGCGTGATGAGTGCGGTCAGTTTGCCTCGTATGATGTGGTGGACGATGTCCGGCAGATGCTCTTTAAGGCCCTGCTGGGCTGGAACCCGGAAGCGTGCGGTAACCCGATTACCTATGACGGCGGCACGCTGCTGGATCTGAATCGTCATGAGCTGATTTATCAGTTCGATTTTTCGGTCATCAGCGAGCTGACTGAAGACGATACCCGCCAGCAGGATGATCTGAACAGTCTGGATGAACTGCAAACGCTGGCGATTGATGTTGATTATCTCGAGCCCGGTAACGGGCCTGACGGCGATATCGAACATCACACCGAAATAACCCTTCCTTCCTGAGGATCCTCATGTTTGTCAAACCTGTTAAAGGGCGGTCAGTTCCTGACCCTGCCCGCGGCGACCTTTTGCCCGCCGAAGGGCGAAATGTTGATGAGAACAACTACTGGCTGCGCCGTGAAGCAGCGGGTGATATCCGGCGCGTGAATAAAAAGGTGAACACCGATGACGATAAGCTTTAGCACCATTCCGTCGAATACGCTGGTTCCGCTGTTTTATGCGGAAATGGATAACCAGGCTGCGAATACTGCACAGGACAGCGGAGCATCGCTGCTGATTGGTCATGCCAATAACGGTGCAGAGATTGTTGCCAACAGTCTGGTGCTGATGCCGTCGGCAGACTATGCACGCCAGATTTGTGGTGCGGGAAGTCAGCTGGCGCGTATGGTCGAGGCTTATCGCCAGACCGACCCGTTTGGTGAGCTGTATGTGATTGCCGTTCCGGAAGCCACAGGCGCGGCGGCAACGGTTACGCTGACGGTGACCGGGGAAGCAACCGAAAGCGGCACGGTGAATGTCTATGTGGGACGTACCCGCGTGCAGGCTCCGGTGACCAACGGCGATAACGTCACGACGATTGCCAGCAGTATCAAAGATGCCATCAATGCCGTTCCGACTCTGCCGTTTACAGCTTCATCTTCGGCTGGCGTGGTCACACTGACCGCGCGTCATAAGGGGCTTTGCGGGAATGAAATTCCTGTCAGCCTCAATTACTACGGCTTCGGTGGGGGCGAAGTGCTGCCAGCGGGCGTACAGATTGCCGTGGCGACGGGGAACGCCGGAACGGGCGCTCCTGTTCTCACCGGCGCGGTGGCTGCAATGGCGGATGAGCCGTTTGATTATATCGGCCTGCCGTTCAACGACACGGCCTCCGTTAACACGCTGGTGACCGAGATGAACGATACCAGCGGTCGCTGGAGCTATGCGCGTCAGCTGTATGGTCATGTGTATACGGCAAAGATCGGCACGCTGTCAGAACTGGTGACCGCAGGTGACCAGTTTAACCAGCAGCACATTACCCTGGCGGGGTACGAAAAAGACACCCAGACGCCTGCCGACGAGCTGGCGGCAAGCCGTACCGCCCGCGCAGCGGTGTTTATCCGCAACGATCCGGCACGTCCCACGCAGACCGGTGAGCTGGTGGGTATGCTGCCTGCGCCGAAGGGGAAACGGTTCACGATGACCGAGCAGCAGACCCAGCTGTCTCATGGCGTGGCAACGGCGTATGTCGAAAGCGGGGTGCTGCGCATTCAGCGTGATGTCACCACGTACAGGAAAAATGCTTACGGGGTTGCGGATAACAGCTACCTCGACAGCGAGACGCTGCATACCAGTGCGTATGTACTGCGCAAACTGAAATCCGTCATTACCAGTAAGTACGGGCGTCACAAGCTTGCCAGCGACGGTACCCGCTTTGGTCCCGGTCAGGCGATTGTCACCCCGGCGGTAATCAAAGGGGAACTGCTGGCAACCTACCGTCAGCTTGAGCGTGCGGGGATCGTGGAAAACTACGAACTGTTTAAGCAGTATCTGGTTGTGGAGCGTGATGCCAGCGATCCGAACCGCCTGAACACGCTGTTCCCGCCTGACTATGTTAACCAGTTGCGTGTTTTTGCCGTGGTTAACCAGTTCCGTCTTCAGTATTCAGAGGAGTCTGCATAATGGCCCGTATCGGGGGAACCTGTTATTTCAAAATTGACGGTCAGCAGCTATCGCTGACCGGCGGCATTGAGGTGCCCATGAACAGGACGGTCAATGATGACATCATCGGCCTGGACGGTTCAGTGGACCGCAAGGAAACTCACCGTGCGCCTTATGTCAAAGGGACCTTCAAGGTGCCGAAGAATTTTCCGGTGAGCAAAATCACCTCGTCTGATGAGATGACCATCACTGCCGAGCTGGCGAACGGTCAGGTCTATGTATTGTCGTCCGCCTGGCTGCACGGAGAAGCGAACCATAATGCCGAAGAAGGCACGGTTGATCTTGAGTTCCACGGTGAAGAAGGGGATTACCAGTAATGAAAGAGCTTGAGTTAAAGAAACCGATTATCGCTCATGGTGAGACACTCTCCGTACTGGAGTTTGATGAACCCACCGGGAAGGATGTCCGCGAGCTGGGGTATCCCTACCAGATGAATCAGGATGAGTCCGTCAGACTTCTGGCGCATGTGGTGTCGAAATACATTGTGCGGCTGGCGAAAGTGCCGCAAAGCTCTGTCGACCAGATGTCTCCGGCAGACCTGAATGCAGCGGCGTGGCTTGTGGCTGGTTTTTTCCTCCAGGCCTGACGGCTGAATACCTCACTGATCGCTTCTTTGACTGCGCCAGCTACTGGCGCATTAATCCCTTCGAATTGCTGAATATGCCGATCAGTGAAATTCCCTTGCTGGTCAGTCAGGCAAACAGGATAGAGCAGGAGAAACGCACACATGGCTGAATTTGAGCTTAAGGCGTTGATCACCGGTGTCGACAGGCTTTCTCCCGCGCTGTCGAAAATGCAAAAGAAAATCCGGGGATTTAAACGCCAGGCGGAAGAAGCGTCACAGGGTGGGCTGGCGCTTGGTGGCGGACTGGCAGCGGGTCTGACGCTTTCCCTGAAATCTTATGCTGATCAGGAAAACGCCGCCACCGGGCTGAAAGTCGCCATGATGGATGCGAACGGCGAGGTTGGAAAGAGCTTTCAGGACATCAATAAACTGGCTATTGGCCTGGGTAACCAGCTACCCGGTACAACGGCTGATTTCCAGAACATGATGCAGATGCTGGTGCGTCAGGGGATCCCGGCAGAAAACATTCTTGGTGGTGTGGGTAAAGCGACAGCTTATCTTGCGGTACAACTGAAAAAAACACCGGAAGCGGCTGCTGAGTTTGCCGCAAAGATGCAGGATGCTACCGGAACGGCCTCAGAAGACATGATGGGGCTGTTCGACACAATTCAGAAGGCGTTTTATCTGGGCGTGGACGATACCAACATGCTGTCATTCTTCACTAAAACCAGCTCTGTTCTGAAGATGGTGAATAAGGACGGTCTTCAGGCTGCACAGAGTCTTGCCCCCATCAGTGTCATGATGGATCAGATGGGGATGAACGGGGAGTCGGCAGGTAATGCCCTGCGAAAAGTTATCCAGTCCGGATTAAGCGTTAAGAAAATCAGGGACGTCAATAAAATCATGGCCCGCCAGAAACTCGGGGTACAGCTCGATTTTACTGATGGCAAAGGGAGTTTTGGCGGTCTTGATAACATGTTCAGGCAACTGGCAAAGCTGCGAAAACTGACCGACGTTAAGCGAACCGGTGTACTTAAGGCAATATTTGGTGATGATGCCGAAACCCTTCAGGTGGTCAATGCACTAATCGATAAAGGAAAGGATGGCTACGATCAGATCCAGCAGAAGATGAATAAACAGGCCAGCCTGAATAAACGTGTTCAGGCTCAGCTTGGTACGCTGTCCAACCTGTGGGAGGCAATGACGGGGACCGCAACTAACGGCCTTGCGGCTATTGGCGGCGCATTTTCTGGTGACGCTAAGAACATCACGCAGTGGCTGGGGGAGTTGGGGGAGAAATTCACGAAGTTTGCGGATGAAAATCCCCGGGTTATTCGCGGCGTCGTCGGGCTTGCTGCCGGTCTTGCGATTCTGAAACTGGGATTGATGGGCGTGGGCAGTGCCATCAGCATTGTCAGCAGGATCATGTCGATGACGCCGATTGGCATGATTGCGACGGCGATAGCCCTGGCTGCGGGATTAATTATCACTAACTGGGATGTTGTCGGACCTTATTTCAAGAAGCTCTGGGAAACCATTGGTCCTTATTTTGAGGCTGGCTGGGAACTCCTTAAGAAAGTTTTTGCCTGGTCGCCGCTGGGGATGGTGATCAATAACTGGGGACCGGTTGTTAAGTGGTTTCAGGATATGTGGGATAAGCTGAAGCCGATTATTGAATGGTTTACCGACAGTTCCGGTGACACGGTCGATACCATTAACTCGGCGCAGTGGGGCGCGGGTGCTTATGATGCTTATGGGACGGGAATACCGGCACGGGGATACACGCCTTATCCGGCGGTGGATCCGGCTCAGGCAAACAACGCCTCCGATGCCACAGGCTCGAATCCCTTCATGATTAATAAAGCTACCGCGCCAAAAGTTGATGGTGAGATCAAGGTATCATTTATAAATATGCCACCAGGTATGCGGGTTACGGAAACACGCTCCAGTGGCATTGATATAAATCACGATGTTGGCTATACCCGATTTTGGTAGCCAGGATTCCCCTCACATGTATTGCTGGTTGTAAGTCATAAATAGAGTGATAGAATTAATGCACATTTAGAAAAATGTTAATAGGCGAAAAATGAAAGGCTATATCACAGCAAGTGTAATTCTTGGAGCAGCGGCTATTTTTTCATCTCTCATAATCTCTGGCAACATCTCCTTTAAAGATGAACATATTATTCAGTTATCTGGAGGAGCCATAAAACTTGGTGATGTTTATAAAGAAAATAAATTGATAAGTGCAAAGATTATTTTTCCAGATAATCAGGGTGAACAGATTCTTGTTGTCGACGGCAATCCTGAAAACTTTAAGGAGGATTTTCAGGAGAAATTAAATAAAGTAATAAAAACTTTAAATGCGTCAAAGAAAAAAGATGAAGAGAAAGTTAGCTTGGATAATTTAAGTGTTATTGAAGAGTCTAAACTAGAGCTCGTTTCTGCGGTGCGTTACTCTGCTCAGTATGTTCCTATGTTTACTCTGACGCTGGACAAAAAAGAAATTACTATGCCTAAAAATACTGTAATATTTCCATTTGCCAGCGATGAAACAGCTAAGTATTTAAATGAACAACAGCAAAAGTATAAAGATTCGTTGTTTCTGACTCGCTAATTAATAAAATTCATTACAAGGCCACCTTCTAATAGGTGGCTTTTTTATTTTCGGAGTGTATATGACGTGGAAAGACAGGCTTCAGGATGCGTCATTTCGAGGTGTGCCGTTTAAGGTTGAAGAAGAAAGTGCGGGAACCGGCCGTCGTGTGGAAACACACGAATATCCGAACCGCGACAAACCCTATACCGAAGATCTGGGAAAAGTCACTTTCCGCCCGTCCATCACGGCTTATGTGGTGGGAGATGACTGCTTTGACCAGCGCGATCGCCTGATTGACGCGCTGAATAAACCCGGTCCCGGCACGCTTGTCCACCCGACATACGGTGAGTTGAAAGTCTGTGTTGACGGGGAAGTTCGGGTCAGCACATCGAAGAGTGAAGGGCGTATTGTCCGCTTTGACCTGAAGTTTGTCGAAGCGGGAGATCTCTCTTACCCCACATCAGGCGTGGCGACGGCGCAGACGCTGATGTCATCCTGTTCTGCACTGGATGACTGCATCAGTGACAGCTTCAGCGGTTTCAGTATCGATGGCGTGGCGGATTTTGTGCAGAACGATGTTATCGGTAATGCCAGCACAATGCTTGGGTATGTTTCTGATGCGATGAAAGTGGTGGATTCTGCTGTATCGGATGCCGCCAGGCTGTTGCAGGGGGATATCTCGGTACTTATGCCGCCGCCATCGTCAGGAAAAAATTTCGTTGAGCAGGTGCAGAAAATGTGGCGTACCGGGAAACGCCTTTATGGTAACGCCAGCGACCTGGTCACCATGATCAAAACGCTTTCTGGTGTCAGCCTCGGCAGCGATTTGCAACCGCGCGGCGTCTGGAAAACGGACAGTAAAACCACCGCCACAGCGACGCAGCAGCGTAACATGGTTGCCAGCACCCTTCGTACGACTGCAATCAGCGAAGCGGCGTATGCCGTTACCCGATTGCCTGCGCCAACAACTTCTGCGGTGATGCAGAATTCCGCAGTGGGGCAGGCAACAACACCCGCGCAGAGCTCCGGCTGGCCTGCCGTCACGCATCCGGTGCTGAACAATGCACCGGCGGTGAAAAACACGGTTGACCTGCCAACGTGGGAAGAACTGACCGACATTCGCGACACACTGAATATGGCAATTGATAAGGAGTTGTCCCGTACAACCAGTGATGCGCTGTTTCTGGCGCTGCGCCGGGTGAAAGCAGATCTGAATGCGGATATCAACACGCGCCTTGAACAGTCTGCACGGATCATTCAGCGCACACCGGATGAGGTTTTACCCGCGCTGGTGCTGGCGGCGACCTGGTTTGATAACGCGGCGCGTGATGCGGACATTATCCGGCGTAATGCCATTACGCATCCCGGCTTTGTGCCGGTGATCCCTCTGAAGGTGCCAGCGCAATGAACGACAATGTCACGCTACGGGTAAATGGCCGGGAGTGGAATGGCTGGACATCGGTGCGCATCGGTGCCGGTGTTGAACGACTGGCGCGGGATTTCAGTGTGGAGATCACCCGCCAGTGGCCGGGTGATGAGGGTATCACCACGCTTCAGCCGCGCATTAAAAACGGTTCAAAAGTGGAGGTGCTGATTGGTGATGAGCTGGTGATCACCGGCTGGGTGGAGGCGACGCTCGTTCGTTACGATGCCCGTTCGGTCAGCACCGGTATTGCCGGACGCAGTCTGACCGCTGACCTGATTGATTGTGCAGCTGAACCGACACAGTTTAACGGACGATCACTGGTACAGATTGCGCAGGCGCTTGCTGCGCCCTTCGGCATTGAGGTGGTGAACAGCGGTGCGCCGTCGGGTGTTATTCCTGATGTCCAGCCTGATCACGGTGAAACGGTGATCGAGGTGATTAACAAAATACTCGGTCAGCAGCAGGCGCTGGCTTATGACGACCCGCACGGCAGGCTGGTGATTGGCGGTATTGGCTCAACGCGGGCACATACCGCGCTGGTACTCGGGGAAAACATCCTTTCCTGCGATACGGAGAAGAGTATCCGGGAGCGGTTTTCTGTTTACCAGGTGGCGGGGCAGCGTGCCGGAAACGACGATGATTTCGGTGAGGCCACCACAACTGCGCTGCGGGCCCGCACAGAGGACGCATTTATTGCCCGTTACCGTCCGATGTATATCAGGCAGACAGGGCAGGCTACGGGGGCAGGCTGTATTGCGCGTGCTGACTTTGAAGCCCGACAACGGGCGGCGCGGACGGATGAAACCACCTATGTGGTGCAGGGCTGGCGACAGGGTAACGGTACGCTGTGGCAGCCCAACCAGCGGGTGATTGTCTTCGATCCGGTCTGTGGTTTCGACAATACCGAACTGCTTGTCTCGGAAGTCACGTTTACTCAGGACCAGAATGGCACCCTGACGGAAATCCGTGTCGGCCCACCTGATGCTTATCTGCCTGAACCCGAAGCCCCCGGCGCGCGGAAAAAGAAAAAAGCCAGAGTACAGGAGGACCCGTTCTGATGAAGGCGATTGAAGCCATGCAGCGACAACTCCTCGGCCTGATTGGGCGGGCGGTGGTGAAAAGCATCAGTGCCGCCACGAAATGTCAGACCGTGGATGTGTCCCTGATTGCCGGTGAACCCAAAGCCGGGGTTGAACATCTTGAACCCTACGGTTTTACCGCAAGGGCAAACAGCGGTGCGGAAGCGGTGGTGTTGTTTCCGGATGGTGACCGTTCTCATGCGGTGGTTGTTACGGTGTCGGACCGGCGCTACCGCCTGAAAGGGCTGCAGACGGGTGAGGTGGCTGTCTATGACGATCAGGGGCAGTCCGTGACGCTGACCCGGGAGGGGATCGTGGTGGACGGTGCAGGTAAAACGATCACGTTTCGCAATTCACCTAAAGCACGTTTTGAAATGGACCTGGAAGTGACAGGACAGGTGAAAGACCTGTGCGACTCCAGCGGCACCACCATGTCAGCGATGCGGCTTGCCTATAACGGGCATCGTCACAGAGAGAACGGTCAGGGCAGTAACACCGACAAACCTGATAAATCGATGGAGGCATGATGGAACTGTGGCTGACGGTGAACGGTAAACGTACCTGCGCCAGCGCACCGCTGGATCCGCTGACCCGCGCCGTGGTGATTTCCCTGTTTACCTGGCGGCGGGCGGAGCCTGATGACAACGCCGACGTCCCGATGGGATGGTGGGGGGATACCTGGCCTGCGGTACAGAATGACCGTTACGGCTCCCGACTGTGGCTGCTTCAGCGCAGCAAACTGACCAATCAGCTGGTGCTGACGGTAAGGGGGTATATCCGCGAATGCCTGCAATGGATGATTGATGACGGCGTGGTGTCCCGTATTGATCTGGATATCCACCGCACCGGGATTAATGAACTGGGTAACAGTATCACTCTCTGGCGTCGTGACGGACCGGTAATGATTTCTTTTGATGATCTGTGGAGTGCGATAACGCATGGCGGACAGTGAATTTCAGCGCCCGACGCTGGCAGAAAATATCAGTATGCTCCGTAACGATTTATTCGCCAGGCTGGACGTCAGCGACACGCTCCGGCGCATGGATGAAGACGTGCGGGCAAAGGTGTATGCGGCGGCGCTGCATACGGTTTACGGGTACATCGATTATCTGGCAATGAACATGCTGCCTGACCTGTGCGATGAGTCCTGGCTGGCGCGACATGCTGCGATGAAACGGTGTCCGCGCAAGGGGGCCACGGCTGCCAGCGGGTATATGCGCTGGGAAGGTGTCAGCGATGGCCTGAAGGTGACCGCCGGGAGTGTTATTCAGCGCGATGACCTGGTTCAGTACACGGCAACTGCCGATGCAACCAGCTCCGGTGGTGTCCTGCGCGTGCCGATCGCCTGCTCAAGTGCAGGCGCGGTCGGTAACGCTGACGACGGTACGTCATTAATCCTGGTCACGCCGGTTAATGGTCTGCCGTCTTCCGGCGTGGCAGATACCCTGACAGGTGGATTTGATACTGAAGAGCTGGAAACGTGGCGTGCCCGCGTCATTGAGCGGTATTACTGGACGCCTCAGGGCGGGGCTGACGGGGACTATGTCGTCTGGGCTAAAGAAGTGCCCGGCATTACCCGCGCATGGACATACCGTCACTGGATGGGAACGGGAACTGTCGGTGTGATGATTGCCAGCAGTGACCTGATTAATCCCATTCCGGAAGAATCAACGGAAACGGCAGCAAGACAACATATCGGGCCACTGGCCCCGGTGGCAGGCTCTGATTTGTATGTATTCAGGCCGGTGGCACATACGGTGGATTTTCATATCCGCGTGACGCCGGACACACCGGAAATACGGGCTGCCATTACCGCGGAGTTGCGTTCGTTCCTGCTGCGTGATGGTTATCCGCAGGGAGAACTGAAGGTATCGCGTATCAGTGAGGCGATTTCCGGTGCGAACGGGGAATACAGCCATCAGTTGCTTGCACCGGTGGACAATATCTCCATTGCGAAAAACGAACTGGCGGTACTGGGGACGATTTCATGGACGTGACAAACGATGATTACATCCGCCTGTTATCGGCACTGTTGCCGCCCGGTCCGGCGTGGTCAGCCAGCGATCCGGCGATTGCCGGTGCGGCACCGTCATTAACCCGTGTTCATCAGCGTGCGGATGCCCTGATGCGGGAGCTGGATCCGCGCACCACCACTGAACTGATAAACCGCTGGGAGCGTCTGTGCGGTCTGCCGGATGAATGTATTCCGGCGGGAACGCAGACCCTTCGCCAGCGTCAGCAACGGCTGGATGCGAAGGTTAACCTGGCGGGCGGCATCAACGAGGATTTTTATCTTGCACAGCTTGCTGCCCTGGGCAGACCAGATGCCACCATCACGCGATACGACAAAAGCACGTTCACCTGCTCATCGGCCTGTACTGACGCGGTGAATGCGCCGGAATGGCGGTATTACTGGCAGGTCAACATGCCAACCACCACCAACACCACCTGGATGACATGTGGCGATCCCTGTGATTCCGCACTGCGTATCTGGGGTGACACCGTTGTCGAGTGTGTGCTTAACAAACTCTGCCCGTCGCATACCTACGTAATTTTTAAATATCCGGAGTAATCCATGCATCGTATAGACACGAAAACCGCGCAGAAGGATAAGTTCGGCGCGGGTAAGAACGGTTTTACCCGTGGTAACCCCCAGACTGGCACGTCTGCCACCGATCTGGATGATGACTACTTTGATATGTTGCAGGAAGAACTCTGCAGCGTGGTGGAGGCATCCGGTGCCAGCCTGGAGAAGGCGCGGCACGACCAGTTGCTTACCGCGCTTCGTGCGCTGCTGTTAAGCCGCAAGAATCCGTTTGGCGATATCAAATCGGATGGCACGGTGAAAACAGCTCTCGAAAACCTTGGTTTGGGAGAAGGTTCGGCATTACCCGTTGGCGTGCCTGTTCCGTGGCCTTCCGCCACTCCGCCAACAGGCTGGCTGAAATGCAACGGTGCCGCTTTTTCTGCTGAAGAATACCCGGAACTGGCAAAGGCTTATCCGACAAATAAATTGCCTGATTTACGTGGTGAGTTTATTCGTGGCTGGGATGACGGGCGTGGTGTGGATGCGGGACGTGCCTTGCTAAGTCTTCAGGATGACTCTTTTGAAGCGCACAGGCATGAGTCCTTTTTTTACGCGGGTATTTCTCGCAATGAAATACCATTAAAAAATCTTCCAAGTTCAGACGAGATGCTGACTTTAAGTTCTACAACTAATGCCTTGTCCCCGGACGGTATTGATGCCACTAATTCGTTAATTGGTAATGATGATTACAACTGTCTGATTGAAGGAAATAAAAATAACAAACGAACAGCGACGGGGTTGAGTACCAGTATTGTCGGTGCAGCAGAGACACGCCCACGTAATATTTCATTTAATTACATTGTGAGGGCTGCATGATGTATAACGCCATCTTGAATAGTAAATTTATTGCCACAAAGGCAGGAGAGATTACCGTTTATAACTATGACAGTGAGACACGGGAGTATATTTCTGCATCAACTGAATATCTTGCTGTGGGTGTCGGTATCCCTGCATATTCCTGTTTAGATGCTCCTGGCACACATAAGGCTGGTTATGCAATCTGCCGTTCGGCAGATTTAAACTCATGGGAGTATGTGCCAGACCATCGCGGTGAAATCATCTATAGCACCGAAACAGGAGAATCGAAAGAAATCACAGCTCCGGGTGATTATCCTGAAAATACAACCACTATCGCCCCGTTAACGCCATACGATGAATGGGATGGTGAGAAATGGGTAACAGATACTGTGGCACAGCATAGCGCCGCAGTAGGCGCGGCAGAAGCACAGCGTCAGTCACTGATTGATACTGCAATGGCTTCCATTAGTCTGATTCAGCTGAAATTGCAGGCCGGACGGAATCTGACGCAGGCAGAAACCGCCCGACTTAACGCTGCGCTGGATTACATTGACGCGGTGACGGCAACAGATACCAGCACCGCGCCGGATGTCATCTGGCCTGAACTGCCGGAGGCGTAGGCCATTCAATATCTGGCGCACCGGAAGTATCGACCAGTTCCAGTGCGTCCAGATAATCCAGCCACAAATTATATTGCGCCAGTTCCTCACCTTTCAGACGACCAATAGCCGCTTTACCAGGCCATTGTTTACTGTTCATATAATCGTTGGCCTGATTAATCAGTTGCTGCTTTTCCTGTTCGGCTGCAGCAATCTGTTCCTCATGTGTTGGTGGTGGAATTTCAGACCATGCAGGAAAACCATTTTCTCCAGCGATACGGATTTTTCCTTTCGGCGGTAATCCGGAAAACTCAATATACACTTGCTCATCAACTTCAACAGCATCATCTGGCCATGAGTCAGCTTGAGTGTAATCCTCTTTCATCTCCAGCGGATAGAAAGAGTTTGTAGTCGCGGAATATATGTAATTCATTTTTCACTCCATATAGCTAAATTAACAGCCTAACGCTAAAAATGAAGCGCCGAGGCCAGGAGTACTGGCTCTGGATATAAATTTAACCGGGTCGGGACTAAAACCTGCACAGGCAATATAACCAACAGCCCCGCTATCTGGTGTGTAGTCTTGTGAGACCAAAACACGCAGACATCTGTTTGGAAATGCAATCGGGAAATGGGTTACTACATCCTGTGCAATGCCTGGTGCGCCGATTGAGCCCCACTGAAGAATAAAACCTGATGGTAATTTTTGATATCCAGTACCTGAAACAGAAAGCGTGAAGCTACCCATATCAGGTATCTGATTCGCCCCTGTCCCTACATTCCTTTTAGCCGCTTCTCCCAAACCAACGTTTAAGAAAATGCAGAGGTAACAGCTAACTGGCATCATCTCCGGTTTTTATTCAGGGGGATGATCATGCTTATTGGCTATGTACGCGTGTCAACAAATGACCAGAACACCGATTTGCAACGTAATGCACTGAACTGTGCAGGATGCGAGCTGATTTTTGAAGACAAGATAAGCGGTACAAAGTCCGAAAGGCCGGGACTGAAAAAACTGCTCAGGACATTATCGGCAGGTGACACTCTGGTTGTCTGGAAGCTGGATCGGCTGGGGCGTAGTATGCGGCATCTGGTCATTCTGGTTGAGGAGTTGCGCGAACGTGGCGTTAATTTTCGCAGCCTGACGGATGCTATTGATACCAGCACACCGATGGGGCGTTTTTTCTTTCATGTGATGGGTGCCCTGGCTGAAATGGAACGAGAACTGATTGTTGAACGAACAAAAGCTGGACTGGAAGCTGCTCGCGCACAGGGACGAATTGGTGGACGTCGTCCCAAACTTACACCAGAACAATGGGCGCAGGCCGGGCGATTAATTGCATCAGGCGTTCCTCGCCAGAAGGTGGCGATCATCTATGATGTTGGTATATCGACACTGTATAAGAAGTTTCCGGTCGGAGATAAATGAAACCGTAGCACGTCGTATGCAAGATCGTGCTGCGGTTTATGCTTATCACTTAAAGACTCAAAAATTAGGTGAGTAACGGACCGGGGACATAGCTCCTTTTTTTCTTAATTCATCTGGTATTTTTTTTCCAAGATAAAGATTTGCTATTTCAGGTGGGGCTTCTCGACCTTCAAAACCATAGCGAGAACTTTGTGTTGCCTCAAAGTCCGGATCCTCGTCCCAGTATTTCATCGTAGGGAAATTTTCACGTGTTGATTTGAGCCATTTATCAGCAATGAAAACCCCTCGAACGATCCCCCTTACAGTCGCAAGAATGACTTCTGCTTGGCTGGCGCGAGAGACATTAATGCGCCAGCTAAATCGAACCGCATCATAAAGCTCTGAATCCTTTGCACTTCTGTTAACGGAAATCATTAATGCTTTATGATGAAATGTTATGGTTTCGGGTTGATATGTTGCTATCAACTCTTTGACATGCGCGGCGCCGAATTCATTGCTGCCAGCACCATTCATGATATTCGTTAACCCAGGGTAGGCATCAATAAGTGCTGCTTCAACTTCGTACGCCGTCTTTTCATCAGTCATTCCATGTCGATGGATGACATGGATAACTTCAAGTCCCGCTAATCTTATTTCTCTGATTTGCTTTAGCTTGTTGCTCAGTAAGTCGTCATCATCAGCCGCTGCCACTTCACCGCGCATATGGGCAAATACGCGGTTACCTTTGCCTTTCCCTACATAGAAGGTGCTTCCGTCCCTAGGATCAATCAATCGGTATACATACCAGCCAAGGTGTTCAATTACTCCAGAAGGAAACTCAGTAATATCCATTTTGCAATATCTGTGAATTATTTGTGAGACGTATATTAATGAACATTGCAAGGGCTCACAACTAGTAGTGTTGAGAAAGCCATCGGGAAAATGAGGCTAACCCTTTGAATTTACATAGCGCAAAAAGATACCTTTCCTCATAATGTGAGCTAATTTTATGTTTCGTTTGATGATCGGGTCGGTCTCGAAAACCGGAGTAGGGGCAACTCTACCGGGGGTTCAAATCCCCCTCTCTCCGCCACTTTATCAATGACTTATCTCCCGACTTCCCGCCTTGCTTTTCCTAAACAGAACAATCGTAGAATATTCTTGAAGGGTTAGATCGTCACTGTTTTCTGTTCGATACTGTGACATTCAGCACTTGATTCGCTATGGATCTGACAGGAAGATTTCGAGCGAAAATCTGCAGTTATTCAGTCGTTTTCTTATCGGTCACCATTATTCTTTTAGACATTGATCCTACAAAGCTGCCGCAAAGTTGGTGGTGGGAACTGAAGTTGCGTAGAGAAGGGGTCAATACCCGGAGGCACACATGGGCTGGCAAAAGTGTAGCGGTATTAGGCGAAGCTATTTAGCCTAGTTATGTTTTATGAAAACTTGATATCATATAAGTGTCTTACTTATTGGCTGTAAATAAGTTTTTCCTAAGGAATTGTTTCTTGAGTATCATTTGTAACTGTAACGGAATTTATAATCCTTTGCTTTATTGTTACGGTATTTTTTATCACACCCTATTTTTTATGTGGTTTTTTATACTGAAGTTTGGCAAAGTGAACTTTATATGCATATACTTCATCCTAGTTTCAGTTAAATTGGGTGGATGATATGGCAACTACATGTTCAGTTATATTGATTTTGGAGTCCTTTGATGTTTATTTAGGAAAAGAGATTGTGTTTCTGGAGAGAGGTTCATCTGTACTTGTCGACTCTAGCTCTAGAGATTTTTTCCTGACATATCCTGAAAGAGTGATAGTGGCGGATTTTGGCGCTGAGTTTATTAGTCGCTATTTGAAAGCTAATAACTTAAGGGATATTTCTGATTGTAGGGAATATCCATCTTATTTAAAAATAAACTTTGCTGACTTCAGTTTAATTAAAGGATTAATTAGTTGGGCTAATCACTGTGCTGAATACATAGAAATTTTTGATGAGTCTATTGCTTTTACATGTCTCTCTGCATTTTCTTCTGAAAAACAATTTGGAGTATTTCTGTTTGGATGTTTGAAAAGCACAGGGGCTAAAGTTAAAACGATTATTCATACGGATTTATCTGCACCATGGCGTCTTAAGGATATATCATCAAGATTATATCTCAGCGAAAGTTTACTAAAGAGGAAATTGAAAGAAGAGGGGGTATCATTCAGTAAGATCATACTTGATGAGAGGATGCAAATGGCTGAATATTTACTCAGCACTCGTTGTTATCCTATTAGTAAAGTAGCTAAGGTCTGTGGTTATGCCAGTGTCTCATACTTTACTTATGTATTTAGACGTTATTTTGGTGTTTCTCCAAGTCAATACTCTCAGAGGAGTTCAGAAAGTAAAATTCTTACTCACCAGGGAATCTGATCATTGTTCTTGCCCCCTTATTTCCAGACAGGGGGTGTATCTTAAGTTAACGTTACCCGCTGACGTCGATATTCTCGCAGAGAGCGATAACCCAACGCACTGTGCGGATGGTTTTCATTGTAATGTTCGATCGCCACTGCAAGATTATGCAATGCCGTTCTTACATTCGGTTTCGGCATGAACGCGATGTAGTCTTCCTTCATCGTTTTCACGAACCTTTCTGCCATTCCATTACTCTGAGGACTGCTGATTGCCCATGAGGAGTACAATTAAACGGGTTAATCAGTTTCTCCATTTGAAAGAAAAAAGACTTCTGTACTGTTTGATATCACCGCTATTTTCTTATTTTCTGTGCAGGTCGTAGTGGGACAAAACTGAGACACATAAGGCCTCACAATGGCTTGCAAGGCTTTACATGTTTTGATGTGGTGGGACGTGTGAGCGCAGTGTTGATGGGGTAATGCTTTGAATTAGAAGCGGATTCTTATAATTCGTAATGCGAAGGTCGTAGGTTCGACTCCTATTATAGGCACCATTCAAACATCTCCCCAAGTCTACTAAAGTCTTTCAAAACCCCTTATAATCCGCGTATTAAAGCTCCGTTCGTCTTTTGACGTCTACTAAAGTCCCTCAAAATCTACGGTCAGATGGGGGTACTTATGGGGGTATTTGCTGTTCGGTTTAGTGGAGGTACCCCCAAGTGAAACTCAATGCCCGTCAAATAGACACAGCCAAGCCAAAAGAGAAGGCTTACAAGCTGGCCGATGGTGGCGGTTTGTATCTCTTGGTAAAACCTAATGGAGGTAAATACTGGCGACTTAAATATCGTGTGGCTGGTAAAGAGAAGCTATTGGCACTAGGTGTGTATCCTGAGGTTACTCTAGCCGATGCTCGGGCAAAACGTGAAGATGCGAAAAGAGGTATCGCTGGTGGTATCGATCCGATGGAAGCGAAACGAGAGGAAAAGATTGCCCGGGAAACGCAGTTAAACAACACCTTCAAAGATATTGCCCTTGAGTGGCACAGCAGCAAATTAAAAAAATGGTCTGCTGGTTATGCTTCAGACATCCTCGAAGCCTTCAACAAAGATGTGTTCCCTTACATTGGCAAAAAACCAATCGCCGAAATCAAACCACTTGAACTTCTGAATGTGCTGCGGCGCATCGAGGGGCGCGGTGCTACAGAAAAAGCCAAAAAAGTGAGGCAGCGGTGCGGGGAAGTTTTCCGCTATGCAATAGTCACTGGTCGCGCAGAGTATAACCCTGCACCAGACCTTACTAGCGCGATGCAAGGCCATGAATCTAATCATTACCCTTTCCTTACAGCCAAAGAATTACCTGATTTTTTCAAGGCATTGTCCAGTTACTCAGGAAGCGCATTGGTTGTTATGGCGGCTCGTCTACTGATTATCACAGGCTTGCGGACTGGCGAACTACGTGGCGCATTATGGGATGAAATTGATTTCAACAAGGCTCTCTGGGAGATACCCGCTTCACGTATGAAAATGCGGCGGCCTCATATTGTGCCATTGTCTGAGCAGGCTCTTTCGCTTATTGGGAAGATTAGAGAAATAACAGGCAATTACCCTCTTATGTTTCCCGGGCGCAATGATCCAAGGAAAACAATGAGTGAGGCCAGCATAAACCAAGTGTTTAAGCGCATTGGCTACGCTGGACGTGTAACTGGTCATGGGTTCCGGCACACTATGAGTACGATTTTGCATGAGCAGGGCTATAACACCGCGTGGATAGAAACGCAGCTCGCTCACGTTGATAAGAACTCAATTCGTGGCACATACAACCATGCGCAATATCTGGATGGAAGGCGGGAGATGCTTCAATGGTATGCCGACTATATGGATTCTCTCGAGCATGGCGGAAATGTGGTGCATATGGTGTTTGAAAAACACGCATGAAACAACTGGACAAGTATACAGAGGTTTACTAAAGTATAGGGGAGTAGATTGATAAAAACTCACAGAGGATTACTATTTAACAGTTAGCCCTGGAGAAGGGCAATCGCTCTTTTAACAACGAAGATGGAATCTTCTACGCAGCTGAAAAGCTGGATGCTCTTTAACAGCCTTTGGTGCTTTCCTGATGCAGGAAAGAATAGGGATACATGCACCTTTACAATGCATGTAATGATTCATCCATGAGGCTGCGGATCGCTGACAAAGCGCAATTGCTCTTTAACATTGATGTGGGCGGGATGGTTCGTCCCGCAGTGACCGATAGATTTCTATCGGGAAACATACAATGATTCAAATATGAATCTACGGCGCTGACAAAGCGCAATTGCTCTCTTGCCTGCCCACCATGCCCTGAAAAAGGGCGTTCTTTAAAACTACTGGATGTCACGCCTAATAGCGTGATCCTGCCGAAATGCAGGGTAGCTCTACCCTTGTGGAGCAAACAAACCAAAACAATCTGACTATCTTTTATAAAAGACCGCAATATGTTTTTCATATTGTGGTCTTTGGCGTATTCGACATTTGATGCAAATAAAACTCTCGCCATTCGTTGCAGGAGGGAGTTATTGCGTCATTAGTACAGGATATTAATAAATGGCTAATTACAATTCATTAATTCGTCTCTCTGAAGTTCAAAGGCGAACTGGTTATAGCAAAGCATGGATTTATCGTCTTATTAGTCAGGGGAGGTTCCCTAAACAGGTAAAAATTGGAAGTCGGGCAATTGCTTTTGTTGAGTCTGAAATAGATGAATGGATTGAGAAGTGTATATTAGAATCTAGAGACGAGGTGGCCTGATGGAAAAGAAAAACCGCCCATTACAGGCGGCTAATTCAGATATTCGCGTATCTGATGTTACGCCCCTGACAAAATCCCTTCAAGCACCAAAGCGCACACCGAAAAAGCATCGTGCCAGAGTCTATATGCTGCGTACTGGTATAGAGGGATGGACAGAAAATGACATTCTTCGCTACTGCCGTCTGTCTTCTGGTCGTAACTATGCAACAGAGTTAGAACGCCAGCTTGGAATCACTCTGGAGCGTATCGACGAAAAGAATCCTGATGGTATCGGAACACACCTTCGCTACCGTTTCTCCTGCCGTGGTGATGTTCTGAAAGTGATCACTCATGTTAACCATCTTGCGAACATAAATGATCACAACGGACTTTCTCAGCAGGAAATTGCCGACATTCTGAAACTCTACCCGGACGCGTTTAACGCCGCCTAACGGAGACTGAAAATGAACATCGAAAAAAGCAGATTAATTTCTGAGGCTGCCCCTCATCTGAACGCCTCTCTGGGCACAATTAACGGTAATGAATTTGCCGCAATTGTCCCGGTTATTCCTGGTCATATCGGTGGGCGTGAAACCAATATTGTTAGCGCAAAAGCGTTACACAAAGCGTTGGGCGTGGGAAAAGACTTCTCTACATGGATCACTGATCGCATCTCTGAATATGACTTCACCATTGGGCACGATTACTCAGTCCATAAAACAATTTCCCCAAATTTGGGGAAAAGCCCGAATGGCGCGGCTTACAGCAAGATTAAGCACTCTGGCAGACCCGGCAAAGACTATCTGTTAAGTGTCGGAATGGCGAAAGAACTGGCAATGATCGAACGCAATGATCAGGGTCGCGCTATCCGTCGTTATTTCATCCAGTGCGAGGAAGAATTACAGCGTAGCGTGCCTGAAATCGCCGCCCGCTATCGTCGCCAGCTAAAAGCCCGTATTAGTGCCGCAAACAACTTTAAGCCAATGTGCGATGCGCTGAATATGGCCCGTGCCGAGCAGGGGAAAACGACGCAGCAACACCACTACACAAACGAGAGCAATATGATTTCTCGTATCGTTCTTGGTGGGCTAACTGCTAAGCAGTGGGCGCGGATAAATGGCTATTCTGGCGAACCTCGCGACCATATGAACGCAGAACAGCTTGAGCACCTCTCATATCTCGAAAGCACCAATATCACGTTAATTGATATGGGCATGGAATATGAGCAGCGCAAAGGAGAACTCACCCGCCTGTCGCAACGCTGGCTCGCCAAGCGTCTGGAGGCGGTCCATGTTTAAGCCGACAGGAACACCACAACCTCAAAAACGCTACAAAGATGCCCACGGAGCACTCGTTACTGTCGAAAGCGTGTCTCACAACCGAGTGACGTTTTATCGCGACGGGTATCAATCGCCATGCGTACAACCGCTGGCACGTTTCATGAAGGAGTTCGCGGAGGTTAACAAATGCTAACCGCCCAGAAGAAGATATTTTCACTGGCTGGTATGTCGCCAAAATCCAGCAATATGACAGCAAAGTCAGACATTAATACAGCAGATACAAGCAAAGTTTATCATTTGCTGGTGGTAGGAGCGGATGCCTTAACTATGTCAGAAATTACGGTCGATGGTGTTAGCGTTGAGAAGGTCAGCGGCTATGCCAGAGAATTTCTGGTCGTAGATGGCTTTCTCTGCTCGTGTAGTGACTCCACAAAAACCTTCGTCCACGCGCGTGACGTTAACGAAATGAGCGCGATGTACTGTGCTTCTGGTTCTTCCAATAGTGAGTTTTCGGAGTCCATAAAAAAGAGCTTGCCGTTATGCGGCAACACGGTTTATGGTTATAAGGCACCTCATAAAACGGGTGCCGGGATTGGCGTCCTGAAAATTCTGAAGGCGACATATGACGCGCCGAGCGTCTTTTTTTATGTCGTAGGTCTGACTCACCCATTTTTTGGGCGTTGGTGTATAATCCAGCGCCTTTGTCAATCAATGGTGGCTCAGGCGGGGGCTTCTTCGGAAGCGCCGGTATCCTTCAGAGCCGGTTACGCCAACCCTGTCTGGGCTACCACCAGCGAAATTGGCGTTTCCGGTGGTAGCGTAACCTGCTATCTGAAGGAGGCTGCCACATGCTGGCTACTACCCCTACCCAAAAAACGCAATTTATCTGGATTATCGCCGCAGTTCGCCGCGATTGCCCGACAATTACCGCCAAAATTCATCATATTGCTGCCGAGTCTGAACGCGATGCTCGCCGTTCTCTGGTGCGCGATCACATCTGCTTTTTTGCTGGTCGTATCCGCATGGAGGTGGCACATGATTAAAAACTACGATGTGCATATGGATCCCCTCGAACGCACAAGCCAGATCATCACACTGACAGAAGTGATTAACGACATTCTGGTGAGCAACTCTCCCTCACGAGACGAAAGACTGAAGGCGTTACTCGCGATATTGGATCTCGCCGTTCGTGACGTTCATTTCCTGCTGGAAGGTGGCGAAATGCCAGTAAAAACGGGGGCAACCAATGAATAACTCAATTAATACCCCTCGCCTTACGTCCGCACTTCAATTAATCGAGCAAGCAGCGGCTGTCCTGGTTGCTGTCAGTCTTTCGGCTGAAGAAATGGACGCTACTGATGTCGTGGATGCGATTAAAGCGTGCTCATCTTTGGTTAACGATGCCCGTGCAGAGCTGGTAATTCTTGGGGGTGAAAAATGAATATCAACTTAATTTATCGTCATCCGTGTGAGCTGGAAATTGAATCATTGCTGAGCCGTGAAGAGCCATATCCAGACACATTCACTCTTGCAGATCGCACGACTGAACGGCTTACCAGAGCGCGCACAGGTCTGGTTCATGTGATGAATGAGATTCTTCCATCGGTGGGAGGGGAACAGGCGACAGTAATCAATAGCTGGCTACAAAAAGTTACCTCCCTGATAGATATCAGTTTAATCGATGTGGAGAGTGCGAAATGACCAACATCCAGCTCATTGAAGCGCAATGTCGCATCGAACAGGTTCAGACTGTTTTAGGGTTCTGGCTTGAAGGGGCCAGCCCAAGCAACAGAGACAAGTTAATGATTGGCGCGGTTATGTCACTGCTCAATGGCGTACCAGAAGCTATTCAGGAAGCGGACGAATTGTTGGGCAAATATGAGTTACAGAATCATTCAGGCGAGGCGAAACATGAATAATTTCTTAACCTTCCATGCAGAAGCAACGCCTGACGGCGTAAACATCATGCACCGCAGCAACAATGGCATGACAGAACGCGTTGAGACCGTCTCATATATTGATGCCGTAAATCGTCTGGATGCCGGGGATTATGACGATAAACCAGATGAAGGCATGTTTATACATCTCGCTATTGCCAGTGGCGGCAACCAGGGATATTTCGATTACACATCACAGCATCACGTGATTATGTGGCGCTGGCTGATAGCAACAGCATTAATCAATGAAATGAGAAAGGAAAACGGCACCGTCAGCATTATTGATGACAGTGGCAATCATTCCGTGGTTTCTGTTTATTCCAATGGCATCGTCGCCATGCCGCTGTATCCAGTAGCAGAGCGCCTCGCTATGGCAAACAACATTGAGGGCGCAATGATCGAGAAATATGGTGTTGATGTCGGAACAAAGAATGCCATCATTTTTTACAGCAACATGTTCGATGTCGAACAGGGAACACTCACTTCGTTTGGGCGAGAAGTGCTTGCCGATCTTCACAACAGCTTTATTGCCGAACTAAACGAAAACGGCATCCCAGAAGCACCAGTGACGCACTAAACGGGGGCCAGAATGCGAAACATTGATCTTATCCGTCAGGTTATCAGTGCGTCTGAAAACAACTGGCCTCATGTGCTGGACTGCCTGAACATAAATGTCCCTGACTCTCCGCGCCGTCATGCTCCCTGCCCTGCATGTGGGGGCAAAGATCGATTCCGGTTCGATGACAACGGGCGCGGTAGCTTCATCTGTAATCAGTGCGGCGCTGGTGATGGGCTGGATTTAATTAAACGCGTAAATAACTGCGACACAACAGAGGCGGCGCTTCTTGCCGCTGATGTTCTGGGTATTGATTACCGGACAACGGAAACACCAGAAGCCACCAGCCAGAAACGGGAACAACTGGAAACCGAGCGCCAGCGACGCGAACAGGAGCGCCTGAAAAGGGCAGAGAAGGACGAACAACAAAGACGGGATACGTTTTCCCGTCAGTTTGATGACATGCGCAGAAAGGCTGTAAACGGCAAATCTGATTATCTGGTTGCGAAAGGGGTAGGTGATTTTACATTCCCTGTGTTGCCCGATGGATCTCTGTTGCTGGCGCTGGTGGATAAATCCGGCGCAGTTACAGCAGCACAGACTATTACCTCACATGGTGAAAAAAGACTCCTGACAGGTTCAGCAAAGCGAGGGGCATATCACGCCATAAACGCACAGAAACGACCTCACAGCATCATAATTGCTGAGGGGGTGGCTGCCCTGTCGTGCCATTTAATTCGCCCTGACGCAATGACAGTGGCAGCAATCGACGCTGGCAACCTGTTGCCAGTAGCGGAAGTCATGCGCAGAACATATCCACAGGCACAAATCATCATTGCCGCAGATAACGATCACCAGCAAGGAAACTCCGAAAGTGGAGGGATCAACACGGGGAAAGATGCCGCAGAGAGGGCCGCTATTTCCGTAGCTGGCTGGGTGTCTCTGCCACCGACTGACTATAAAGCCGACTGGAACGACTATCACCAACAACACGGGCTGGCGGCAGCCACAGCAGCATTTAAAGATTCGATGTACCAGCCACGGGGGAAAGGGGCGCAGGTGAAAAATCACAAACAGTCAGTCGGGGCGCTGAATGAGATCAGTTCTGGCGAGGTGTTAAGCGATGATGAAATTGCTGTCCTCGAAGAAATCAACCGGACGTTTACGCATGTCACCATCGGCGGGAAACACAAGGTGGTGTCGCTAAAGCCTTCTCAAACCGGCGGTGTATCGCACGTTTTCGAGGATTTATCACAATTTCAGCATTATTTTCATCATAAACCGAGAGTCGCCAGAAAGCTGGCGGGATCGGCGTGGCTGTCATGGAGTGGGAAGAACTACAAGCCAGGAGGCGTAGGATTTTATCCAGTACCAGACAAATGCCCTGACGATGTTTTTAATCTGTATGAGGGGCTGGCACTGGAACCAATTGAAGGAGATTGCACGGTATACCTTAATCACCTGTTGCAGGTTGTCTGTGCCGGTAATGAAGAGGCATACCAATATCTTATCCAGTGGATGGCGCACATTATCCAAAAGCCTGATGAAAAACCGTCCGTGGCAATCGTGATGAAATCTGTCCCGGGCACAGGGAAAGGCACAACGGTTAAACCGCTGCTGCAAATACTGGGGCAGTACGCCGCCCACATTAACGGGGCGGGACATATTTCAGGGCGCTTCAATTCAATACTTGCTAACAAGCTACTGGTATTTGCTGACGAAGTGACGATCCACAAGCCGTCTGAAGCTGACAGACTTAAAGCGATTATTAGCGAACCGACGTTTAACCTTGAGCGCAAGGGAATTGATGCTGAACCAATGCCGAATTTTGCCCGGTTGATATTTGCCAGTAACAGCACACAGGTATTACAGGCAGGGATAAGAGAGCGCCGCTATCTCGTGCTTGAGCCATCTCCTGAAAAAGCACAGAGCCGGGAGTATTTTGATCGGCTGTACAGTTGGCTTAATGATGGCGGTGCCGCAAAGTTGCTTTGGCATCTTAAAGGGGTGGATCTCTCAGGTTTTGACCCTCAACGAGCGCCACAGACCGATGCCTTACGTGAAGAAATCTTGCTGGGGCTGTCTGGCGTTGAATTGTTTCTTTATGGCGAGCTAATCAATGAACCTCCGTTTAATGGCGAAGTCCGTTTGTTTGCAAAGGATATGGTTAGTCGATTTGTAGCGTGGTCGCTTGAGCGTGGGGAAAAGCTTAAAGAACCAGCTGCCAGATCACTACTGGGTAAATCACTTGCACAAATGGGGCTGGTGAAGCATGGAAGACCAGACCGAGGGAATGGCGTGTTCTACGAACTACCAGAGGTCGGAGTTCTACAGGCTGCGTTTGCCCGTCTGATCGGTATGGGGGGTTATGATGTTTTTTAATATAGTCTTTTTACAAGAAGATCGTTTTTACCTGTACCACCTATACCACTTTGCTAATTCAGCATTAAAAACAATGCGTTATAGTGGTACAGGTCAATATCTTACCTATACCAGACCTGTACCACCTATACCATTAACAAACGCATTTCTTCTGGCTGGCTGAGAGGGAACAACCAATGATGAGCACACCATTTTACAAAGTGCGCCAGTTAGCTTCTTCCTCTGGCTGGCAGCTACGGTTTGAGGGGCGTTCAGACTGGCTACCCATTGCGGCATGGGCGAATGTTGAAATGTGTATTGACGGCGATACCGTTGAAATCATTATTCCCTGCGTGGCAAGTCGGGACGGCTGTATAGAGCCAACAGATATGGCAGCAGAAATCAGAGAGGTAAAACATGAACAATAACTATTGCATACTGCAGGGAATGACCAGAACGGAGCGCGAAGAATTAAAAAGTTTCGCTACACAGTGCGGGAATGCTGGCGACATCCAAAGTCTGGAACGCACTTTAATTATGATTGCGCACTGGATGCGCCAGGGGCAAAGAGTTTCATTTACTGAATATGCCAGCCAGTGGACAGAGGCACAGCGCGAACGGAGCGACGGTAATCACTCAACACCCGAAATGGCGAAGCAATGGCCTTTCAGTGGTAAACGCTGTATCAGTCCCGGTGGTTCAGATTATTACCCTGCTGGTGTGGGAGATGAGCCATGTTGTGACGAGACTGAAATCCGCCACGCAGTGACAGTAATTACCGCTGAATACCCACAATTTAACCTTGACGGACTGGCGCTCCACAACCGGAATGCGGACTGGGAAAACCCGCTTGATAACCCGTCATTTATCGTATCGGCGAAAAGCTGCCTGAGATGGATCAGAGACAACGGGATGAGTAATGCCCAGATTGAGAGCTTCCCGCAGGATAACCCCACATCTGACACGTTGAAGCATGAAGTGGAGCGATATAACCAGATAAACCACCAGCACAGTGATCACCCGCACTATATCCCCAACGGAGCATTTATTGCGGCGATGGTGGCAAGCGGCTACAAGGTTAAGCCAGCGGGAAGAATGAACGCATTTTTCAATATTTCAAAAAAGGGATTATGTGCTGCTATGGGTAAAAATTAAATAAATGGTACAGGTCTGTACAGGTGGGGAGAGGTCATTTTTACCCACCTGTACCACCTGCAGGCCGCGCCACACAAGGGTTTGTGACATGGTGGTACAGGTGGTACAGCAAAAACAGCGATTTTCTTTATAAGGTATGTTTTGCTCATCTGGCAGACGGAGGTATTCGCTGCGGTTTGGCACATAGCCCAGAACAGCAAAGAGTTTTACGAGACTTTTGTAAAATCCAGTGTACAAGGGCGTGACGTTTTTGAAGGTGAGCACTACGAAATTTTCGTAGTTCAAAAAATAGCCTCTGAGATGTTGTTATGCCTGTTCAGCAAACCATCCGCATAGCTGATCGCGAATCAAATTACCAATGGAGCCAGAAGCAAGGGCAGAACTGGAAAGCGCCTGCCGTGAAGAGTAATGCGACTCCATAAATATAGTTTTTAGAGTCCATAAAAAACTGTCAAAACCTGACATACAGAACGATGCCACCAGCTACTGAACGGTGGCATTTTTTTGTGCTATTTGTTTCATATTTTGCAATCACAATGATGAATGTTGCGTTTTATGAAACTATAATGACTGTTGTTTTATACAGTTCTAAGGGGGGCGTTATGGCTATTTCAGTAAAGCCAGTATTGATAAGTGAGAAGCAAATGGAAGCGATAAAGAAAATTCAGGAGGAGCAGCGTAAAAAATCAGAGGTAGGAGTTGCGCCAACGATCCACGAAATTGCTCGGGGATTAATGGATAAGGCGCTGGCTTACACTTTAACTGGACGTGGGTAAATTTATGGCTACGTGGCAACAGGGTATTAATTCTGGTGGTTTTCTGGCTGGCATCGGTGCGCAAAATGAGAATGCGCCAAAGGCAAGCGACATTAACGCAACGCTTGGTCTGATCCGCGAAAACAATGAACTGGCTCGCTCAGGTGCAAATAACGTTGCTCTGACAGGTCTTCGTGGTCTGGCTGGAGTTGCTGACATTTATAAGCAGCAGCAACAGCAGGAACGTAAAGCGGCATTCCAGAAAGGTTATGCAGATGCTTATGCGTCCGGTGACAGGGAGCAGATGCGTAATCTTATTACAGCATTCCCAGAAGAGTTTGAGGAAGTCCGTAAAGGGATGAGTTATGTCGATGATGCTCAAAGGGATGATTATGGCAATCTGGCGCTCAAAGCACAGGTAGCCTCATCGCTTGGTCAGGGCGCATTTGGCAGGTTCATGATGGATAATGAGCAGGAGATGCGTCGTTTAGGTATCCCTCCAGAAACTATTGCTGAAATGCAGGTTAATGACCCGCAGGGCTTCCAGCATTTCGCAGGTAATCTGGCGCTGTTTTCTCTCGGTCATGAGAAGTATTTCGATATCAAAGATCAAATGGAAGGTCGTCGACTTGAGCAAGGGCGACTGGATGAAAGTATGCGTCAGGCTGACATGGAGAACGCGAGAGGATGGGCAAATATCCAGAACGCTCAACTAGACAGGGCTCAGCGAGCACAAATTCACTCAGATGAGATGGGATTGAAGCTAATGGAGCTGGGGCAAAAAGGTAAGCCGTCAGCAGACTTAATTAAGGGATTAAATTCTGACATTACCAATTTTGGCAAAAATTATAACTCTGTCAGAGCGGCGGCAAACTCTCTGCAAGCCCTTAGCAAGGTAAATACTGGCGCTGCCCAACTTGGGATTATCTTCAACTACATGAAATCTCTTGACCCGCAGTCAGTCGTTCGTGAAGGCGAACAGGTTCAGGTAATGCGGTCTGATGGCATATGGGGATAAATCAAAGGATACATAGACCAGCTTAATGCTGGAAACGGCCTGTCGCAGGAGGCAAAGGATAACATTGTTAACGCCGCAAAAATCAACGCCAATGCTATGGGGCAGCAGTTTAACCAGCAGGTTGACGAGTATCTCGATACATATGGAGAAACTATTCCTCAGGGGCTAAGAAAAAGCCTTGAAAGAAGGAAAGCGAAGCTATTTGACGATGTTTCCGGGCAGCCTACATCACAGGCTGGCACTGGACAGGCAAAAGCGGCAACCGGAGGAATATCAGAAGGCGCAACGGCAACCAACCCTAAAACTGGTCAGAAAATCATTTACAGGAACGGAAAATGGCAGCAAATGTAATCTTACCGGAAGGTTTTGTGCTCGATGAACAACCTGATAACTCACAGTTTCCTGATAGTTCACAGCTTCCTGATGGTTTTGTGCTTGATGCCCAACCAGAACAGCAGCAATCACCTTTGGTTTCACCAGAGGAAAATTCCAGACAGGAAAATGTTGTTAATAATGCTAACGGTTTCGACCGTTTTATGTATGGCGTTCTCAGTGGATTGATGGATGTTGGTAAAGGTGTTGGCCTGTTTCAGGATATGACACCAGAAGAGCAAGCCGCAATTCAGTCTCTACAGCAGAAGTTAGCGGCAAAACCATCAACCGCACAAGATGTTGGTGAGTTCGTTGGACAAGCAGCGCCATTTGTTAGTGGTGGTGGGATTATTTCTCAGGTTCCCAAAGGGGCGGCAAGACTGGCTGCCGCCGTAGGGCTTGGTGCTGGAGAAGGGGCTATTGTAGCCAATGGAACAAATAGCGATGTTGCTTCCGGCGCTGCTATTGGCGCTGTGGCTGGCCCTGTAGCCGAACTTGCTGGCCCTGCAATTAATAAAATAGCTGGGAAATTAACCAAGAAGAATGTTTCTTCGATTCCAGATATTGAGGGGATTACTCCTGCCGAAGAGAAAATTCGTAAGTTATCTGCACAAGGCAACCCAAATCTTGCCTCTTCGCTTGAAGGGCTAGATCTAAAACCTCAGAAAGAAATTGTTGAGGCTGCAAATAGGCTTCATGTTGATTCAGTTCTTCCTTCTCATTTATCAGGAAATGAGCAATACCAAGCTGTAGAGCAAGCCCTAAAGTCACGGACAGGATCAGCGTTAAAAGCTCAAGAAGATAAAGCAATAAGCGAATTAGCCTCTAGTGCTGGCAAGATAATCGATGATGTTGCTGGTGCGCCAGATGCGTTAGCTATGAGCGAAAAATATATTTATCAGATAAATAGTAGAATGGAAGCACTAAAAAACCGTAGTGATCAGTTATATAAACGTGTTGATTCCGCTCTATCACCAAGAACAAAAGTCGAAGCAAATAACACAAGCACTATGCTGGAAAAAATCGCTGATGATTTAGGAGGGTGGGATAATCTTGACCCAATAGAAAAGCGAGTTTTTACAGCAATAAACCCCGGCCCAGATAGCATCCTAACGTATGCAAATTTAAACAGGCAAAGGCGTTTAGTTGGTGATGCCCTAAATAAAAAGCAGGGGCCATACAAAGATGCTGATAAAGAAGCGCTATCAAGACTATATGGAGCTTTAGCTGAAGACCAAAAATCTGTCTTATCCAATACTGGATACTTGCGAGATTTCGAAGTCGCACAACGCCTTGTAGCTATGAGAAAAAACTTAGAAAGGCAAATGGTAAATCTTCGCGGGAAAACACTTAATGGGGATATAGCGTATAAAGTAACGAATTCTCTTCAATCTATGGCAAAAGGTGATGCGAGAGGGTTTCGTGAGATTATGCAAAATACTCCATCAAGAACATTGCGAAGGGAGCTAGTAGGAACAGCATTAAGAGATATGCTTTCCTCTGGGAAGCGTGGGGCCGACTTTAATCCATCTGGCTTTGCAGATTGGTGGCAAAACTTGCAACACAGTGGACAGCTAAAGACTTTGGCTGAACATTTGCCAAAAGAAACAATGAGCGGACTATATGATGTATACAAAGTTGCCAGAGCAATAAAAAATGCTAAAGCGCATGAAATATCTACTGGTAAGCTGAATGAGTTTGTAAACAGATTTAATCGGGTAACAGCTCCATACGAACTAGCAGCAAAACACATTCAAAAAATAGGCACGATGGTAGGCGCTCATTTTGGATCGCTTGGAGCCATTGCTGGGGCTGATATTGGAGCAAGATTGGCGAGTAAAGCTCGATTAGCTGGTGGAGCAGGGGCGGCTGATGCTGCGGATAAATTAATTGCCTCGCCAGCCTTCCAGAGCGCAGTAAAAAATCTACACGGAAAAGCGCCTGGGCACATTGTTGATTCACGTATCAGGCGCTCCCCTCAATGGAAGAGTTTTTTTAACTCTCTTCCTGAACAGGAAAAACGGACCATCGCCAGACTGGGCATCATTACTTGGCTATCTAATGATCCAGATAATGACTAGTGAATGGCCACGGATGGCCTCAATCTTTATTCTTTGAAATAGAGTCATTGATCTTTTCGAAACACCAATGAAATCCACAAAAGAGAGCTACACCAATATAACAATACAAAACTATCAACCACCTTTCAGTGTCCGAAGGGTAAAAAACATCAATTACATAAGCAACACCAATTGGTATTAATGCTAGTAATAACATCGACACAGGACGTACAAACTTCTGAACTATATCAATTTTATAGAACCACAAGGCGGTATGTTTAATGATATAAGTAAAGATGGCTGCGCCAATAATGGCAAAAAACACCATCGATAAAGTCGGGTATAACTTTGCGACAATTAAACCCAACAAAATAATTATAACTGCCTGCCCCCTCACACCAACCCTCCCTTTAGCTTTGTTTAGAATGGCAATCATCATATATCCAAGACATGGCATTTGGTACATAGCTTGGGTCGGGATTTCAAATCCGCTCCCCGTTGATGGGGCCGTTACAGTACGCGCATATCCGCTTTATGTGAAACAGGAAGATTTTTCTGATATCACTGCCACAGCAAAACACCAATTTCGTGACCAGTACGCGCGCGAGGTGTATCAGTTGCAAAATTTTTTGCAGCTGTGTCCGACCAGTACGCACGCGATGGCGGGGAGCACCATAAAACTGTTCTCTACATAAGACAGAGTGGTGGTGATGTGTTGATTATCGGCGTATATGCGCACAGGACGCGCTATGACGATGTTTTATGCGGGTACACCAATCACATGTATCTGGTGTGATAAATCGCGTTACATGACCTCTCATGTTGTGCTGGTGGTTATCACGACGTTCTGAATCTGGCCTTTGCCTGATATTTTGCGACAAGTACGCGCGCGTAGCATCGACAGCATACACATTGGATATTCATTTTGTGACCAATGCGATAAGTAGCGGGATAAGAATTGATAAAATCAACAGGACGATGATCCACTTCTGATTCTCGTCCATCTTATCTGCTAGGCGACGCTCCATTCCGTGCATATCACCGCGAATGGCAATCATCTCATTGCGAACATCCGAGAAGTGGTTGGCTTGATGTTCAATGTGTGGCGTTCTGCCTTTCATTCCTGATCCTCACCTATCGTCACCACCTGCTGGTGTATAAAGGTATTGGCCCAAGCAGCTTTCCAATGGGCACTCATGTTTATACGCTGACCTTACAATCAATCACCGCTTTTAACTTTTCAGCATTGCTTCCCTGACGCTTCCACGCGCTGTAAATATCTTTATCCCACGCTTTACCAGCTTTTGTTTGATAGCCTGCTTCATTGATCCGTTCAGCTATCACACGCCCATTATCAAATCCCTGTCGGATGGTATCGGCAATGATCTTTATAACTGCCGTTTCGTTATATGGCTTTGGTGGGATGTTCGGCTTTCCGGCAATAAGCGACGCAGCGGCTTTTTCCATGCGCTCCACCAGCCCAAGCATTCGTGAATCAATAGACTTTTCCGGCTGTCCCAGCTTCATGCGAATCGCATCAACAAGCCAGGAGGTTTTATCCCCTCCAGAAGCGAGAACAGACCGATTAAACTCATCCTGCAATTCAGATGGGATGCGGAACGCGACCAGATTAGATTTGCTCATTGCAAAGACCATATCAGTGAGTAATATCCATACAGTATACCACTGTATAACACTGTTATACGCTCAAATATCAGCCAGAAAATAACGGACCAATCACAAAGCTATCGCTGTGTTGTTGGTTCAGAGCTGGGCTGTGTTGGTTCAAAATGAGTTGATGTTGGTTCAATATTTTAGAAAAAACACAATAAAAACAACGATCTTTACAAATTGAACCAACTGAACCAACACCTTTTTGCTTATCTATATAATCTGAGAGGCAGAAATGATAAGGGACAGGAAAGCTGAAGAGCTGGAGTCAAAAGGGCTATACCGGAGAGCTGCCGCACGATGGATGGAAGTCATGCTGTTATGCACCGAGGACGATGATCGGGAATGGATAAAGCGCCGCCGTGAAACGTGTCTGGAGAACGTGAAGCGCCCGCCCGTGAAGGTTGAGGAATTTGGCGACCTGCATAAAGCTGTTACCGAAACGCAACACCGCATGGGGATAGCGCAACCGAACGGTAACGCCTTCCGGTTAAATGGCGGCAAGAGGCAAAGGTAG